CTGAAGGACTTTGCCGCGCTGGGGATGCCTGCTGAGGTGCAGACGCGGTTTTTGGAACGGGTGAACCGGGCGCATGGGATTGTGCTGGTGACGGGGCCGACGGGATCGGGCAAGACGACGACGCTGTATGCCGCGCTGCGCTGGGTTGCAGGTGATGGACAGATCGCCGACGCAAAGACCAAGGCGCGGCGTTCGGCGGGTGAACTGAACGTGATGACCATCGAAGACCCGATCGAGTATGAACTTTCGACGGTGGGCGTGGCGGTGAGCCAATCGCAGGTGAACGTCAAGAAGGGTGTGACATTTGCAGCCGGTCTGCGGCACATTCTGCGGCAGGATCCAGATGTAGTCATGGTGGGCGAGATCCGGGACACGGAAACAGCGCGAATCGCGATTCAGGCGAGCCTGACTGGTCACTTGGTGCTCTCGACACTGCACACCAATGATGCTGCGGGTGCCCTCACGAGGCTCGTGGACCTGGGCGTGGAGTCGTATCTGGTGGCGGCGTCGCTGTCGGCGGTGCTTGCGCAGCGGTTGGTCCGACGTTGTCATGCTTCATGCGCAGGTCGCGGATGCAATGTCTGCCTGCACTCGGGCTTCGCGGGCCGGGTTGGAGTGTTTGAACTGCTCACCGTTGATGACGGGCTCCGAGATCGGGTCGTCAGGGGTGCGACGGGGGCTGACCTGCGGACAGCGGCCCGCGCCGCGGGAATGCGTTCGCTGATGGATGAAGGTCGACGGCTGAGTGAACTGGGCGTCACCACCATGCTCGAAGTCGAGCGGGTCATCAGCGGTACGGAGGAATAGGCGAGCGGCGAAACCAAATGGCAACGATCACCTCTCAACACGATCCGGTCGAACGGCTGCACGCCTTGCGTCGCCGGATCGTCCGCGTTGGGGTGATCTGCTGCGTGATCGCGGCCGGAGGGGTGATCTGGTTGTCGGCCCGCCGCTCGGGGTTGAGTTCTCCGGACTTGGGGAGTGAGCTTTCGGGAACGCCAATCGAACCGAGTGTTGCTGCTGGTATCGATGCGAGGGTCTTTGATGTGGCGCTGTGGACACCGCCGCCGGCGCCCGCGGTGAAGGATGTGATCGCAGTTGCTCCGCCGCCTCCGCCACTCAAGCTCCAACTGCTGGGGATTTCCGGTGATGGCAGCAAGGACGCGCCCCTGCGTGCCGCGCTGTACGACCTGGAGACCGACCGCGTCATTCTGATCGGACAGGGTGAGACGCTCTCCAGCTTTACCGTGCGTGCTCTGACGAACGAAGCGATCGAGTTTGTCGATGGCACCCGCGTTGAGCGTCTGTCGCTCCGTGAACCGTCGATGACCCCACCCTCGGGCGGAGGTGCCCGATGAGCACGCCGGACACGATCACGAGCCCCTTGCATCTCCGCTGGCCCGCGTCACGGTTCTATTGGGTGGTGCTCGCTCCGGAGAAGCTTGGTGAAATCGGTGTTGTGGGCACAGTGCCGCCGCGCGGCACGCTTGAATCACGACTGGCCGATGAATTGCCGGTCGACGTGGCGGAGGTGCACGCCGTCTTTGTGTCTTTGGGTGAACGCGGCGTGCTGGCGTGCGCTGTCCCGATCGCCGACCTTGAATCACTGCCCGACTCGGCACGCACGCTGGGGCCGGACGCGGCGCCGGCAAGTCTTGCCGAGCTCGTTCCGCCCGAAACAGTCGCCTCGCTGAATCTGCTGGAAGGCTTGTATGAGCCGGCGTGTGTGCGGAGTGCGCGCAGAGCGGTGTGGACAAGTGAGATGTGGGTCGCCGCGGCCTTGCTCGGGATCGTGGCGGTTGGGCTGCATCTCAGGGCATCGACAGATCGGCGGGCGGCGATTGAGGCGAACCAGGCTGCACGGGATATTGCGAGCAACGCGATCACCACGACAGCGATCGGTCATATGGATGAGGCCGGGAGCACCGGTGAGACGAATGCGATCGAACAGCTCAGCGCCGTGGTCACCCGACTCGCGCGCGGGCGGGGTGAACCGGCGTCTGCTGCTCGCCCGGCGGACGCAGCCATCGCGATGGCCGGGCTGCTCGCCCGATGGCCCAAAGCCCTGGAGACGCGGATGGATTCGGTGGCGGTGGGCGAGACATCGATTCGGCTTGCGGGCAGTGTGGCAACGTTTGACGAGGCGAGCGTGTTGACGGAGGCGCTCAAGGGAATGTCGGGCTGGGATGCGGAGCAGCCGCAGGTGGCAGCGCAAGGGAGTCGCGTGAGTATTCGGACGACGCTGAATCGTGCCGCGCGATCGTCGCGTGCGCTGGGGCAGGCGTTGCCTGCGTCGAACGATTCGGGACGCGCCGCGAAGCCGATGGAACTGACACGCGTGGGAGGCACTCGATGAAGTCACTCGCGTGTGCGGTTCTTGCGTTGTGTCTTTCTATTGGAGTGCTCGTGTGGGGTGGGTGGTCGGCGGCGGCCGCGCAGTCGGAGCGTGATGAGGCGGAAGATGTACGAGCCGCGGCGGAACTGCAGGCTGCTGAACTTGTTCGGCTGGTGGCGATGCCTGCGAGCGCGGCGGTCGGTGCGCCGCAGGTTGATGGCTCGGTGCTGGTGTCGTCCACGCTGATGCAGTCGGGGCTGAGTGGAAGCGTGCTGCGCGATGTGATCGCCGAGGGTGATGTCGCGCTGAGCGGAGGATACATGCGGCGGGGGTTTCGGGTGACGCTTGACCCGGTGGAGCCGGCGCAGCTGGGACGGTTTCTGAGTGCGTGGAAGAAGTCGCAGCCATTGTGGACGGTGTCGCGGATTGATCTTGCTCGCGTCGCGTCACCGATGGACCGGAGCACCGCATATCGCGCCAGCCTGAGCATGGCGTGCGTGTTTGTGAAGGATGAACGCCCATGAGCGATATCTCAATGTCGAAGATCATTTCAAGCACGCAGCAAGGGACGGACGTGTTCTCTTGTCAGTCCCGCGCCGGGGTGTGGGCAGGTCGAACGCTCCGAGTGGCACGGGGCGTCGTTCTCGCAGCCGCGATAGGTGCCGCGTCGTGGATCGGAGCGTGCACAGCGCATCAAGGCCCTTACGCGCCGCTTACTGAAGGGGCGCGGAGCCCGCTCAAGGCTGAGGGACTGACGCAGGAGGCGGCCGCGCTGATAGGGAAAGATGATGCAAAGGCCGAGTCGCTGTTGCGCGAGGCGTTGACGGAAGATCTGTATCACGGGCCAGCGCACAACAACCTGGGCGTGATCTTTTTGAAGCAGGGGAAGTTGTATGAAGCGGCGGGCGAGTTTGAGTGGGCGCGCAAGTTGATGCCGGGGCATGCGGACCCGCGGATGAACCTCGCGCTCACGCTGGAGACGGCCGGGCATGTCGATGACGCGATCGGCACGTATCGCACCGCGCTGGAGGTCGCGCCGGACCATATTCAGACGATACAAGCGCTTGCGCGGCTGCAATGCAAGAGCGGGAAGAAGGATGCGCGGACGCTGGAAGCGTTGCAGACGATCGCGATGCGCGGCGACAGCGAGCGCTGGCGCGATTGGGCGCGTCAAATGCTGGTGCGAGCGGATCGACCCGACAGCGCTCTGGGGCCAGACGCATTGGAGTCGCGGAGCCGGTGACGTGGACGAGCGGCTTGTCGAAACGAGTCGCGATGGGCATTTATGGGTTGGTGAGCGCGTCGAGTACGCCGCGAACAAATGGATTGGACGCGTGGCATGAGCATTCGCTTGCAACCGGCTTTCCCCATGGCCCGGAAGGCATCATGGGAAGAATCACAATCCCTCCGAGTCGATCAATCAATTCAGATGGGGTTGCTGAGCGTTCGATGGCTTTGGTGATAGCCTTGAGCAACGCGGCCCCGGGCGAGAGCTGGCACTGAAACGCCAAGACTCCAGGCGTGTCTGCCGAAAATTTCTCGCACGACGTGAACACATATTCGACCACGCGACGAAGATCCGCTGCCGGCCATTGCTGTCCACCCGAGATAGAGCCCATTCCCGTGTTGCTCGCCTTAATCGAAACCCGCGCGATGCCGTCGATCGAGATTTGACAGGGCGGATTTACATTCTCAAGTGCTGTCTGCAGCGACGAACGCATCTGGTCGCGGAGCGCTTCCAAAAGTGCTTTATTCCATCCCAATCTTTCCATTCTCAGAAACGTGAGATCATCGGCAAGCTCGATGTCAACATCCGCATTGCCGTGACCGGGAAGGTCGAGTGAGGTGAAGCCCATTAATCCCCGCGCCCACTGATCAACCCCGCTTTCGCCAAGCCTCTTGCACTCGACAGCGACGACACGATTGTTTCGACTGGCCAGAATGTCCGGAGTCTTGACGGCTCGCTCACGCGGAAATGTGACGTGAAAGCCCTTCCGAACGAGCAGTTCGGCGACCCGCATCTCGAATCGGACGCTGTCGGCCTTATCGCCCTCTTTCAGTTCGATGAGCTTTGCTGCGAATCCCTCGCAGCTATTGAGTTGGTGGATCTGCCAACCGACTGACAAGATCGCGTGGGCGGCGACCCATCCTCTGACCACCAAAGCTTGAGCCAGGGGGTGGGGGCGATGCTGCGTATTGATCGTCGCCCACCAATGACGGTCAAAGTGCTGCATCATGTGTTCAGCCGCGATCTGAAGTTCCGTCAAACTGCAACTCAGCGATTGGGCTGTCTTTAGATCGTTCCACCAAGGCTCCTGCGCCCACCATTCCTGTTGCATCCCGTTTGACCCTCCGCTTCGAGCCCGCTTGACTCCGTCCCCGCAATCATGCAAAAAGGCGAGAGTGCTGAGAATGCGATTCTAAACGCGTGTGACGGTCAACACAAAAGTCTTCCACTTGGGGTCGATCTGAATCACCGATTGATCATTTTACACGACTCCTCTCACCGTCATCGGACCTGCGTAGCCGAGTGTGAGCGACACCGCCATCTCAAGCGCATCCGGCCCGTCGTCATGCCGACCGGTCGGAAACGCCCTCAACTGCTCGATCAGCGTTGTGTGCTTGCGGGAGAACTGAATCCTTCCCGCCGCGACCAGCGGCTCGAGGCCCTTGATCCGTGCGACCTTGTCACCGTGGCTGTGGACGCGCTTTATCGAGAGATTTGGCCGCTGCCGCTCGGCGGCCTGTTCGAGCTCTTGGGCGAGCAGTTCTTGGAACTGGTTCACCTCCACGCCGAACTCGTAGAAGTTGTACCCGGGCATGATGCTCAAGATCAGCGCGACGAGTTCGCTGGGATTGCGCTTGCCGATCTCCGCGGCGGTGACATACAGCATCTGCGTGCGTGGATGCTCCAAGACGCACACCACCGCGCTGTCATCGCCGTCGGCCTTCCCCAAGCTTGGGTCGCATGCGCCATAGAGACGCCAAGGCCCCGGCTGTGACCCAAGCAGCGCCGCGACATCGGGGTGCGTGTCGTCCCAGTAGCGAATCTCGCACTTGGCAAACAGGCACAGCTGCGGGTCGATCGGTTCGTTGAGCTTCTCGGCGGCGAATGCCGACTCCCCCTCGCGAAACCGCTCGATCATGAGATGCTGGTAGCTCTCGCGGGCCGGCCAGAGCACGCGGACGCCTTCAAGCATCGCGGCCTTGTTGGCTTGGAAGAACGCTTCGGCCCGCGTCGGTCCTTCGCTGGGGTCTTTCTGGTCCAGCCCGGCGTACAGGCTCTGCCACTGCTTCCAGAACTCGGGATGCGTGCTCCATGACTCGATCGCCTTGTAGACCCGCGTGGTCCAGCCGGGCGCAGGCCGCGCGTCGGAGGAGCCGACGCCGACCAGATTGGCCAAGAGACTGTCGCGGTGGAGCACGGTGCCGACGACGATGACGTTGGTATCGGGCTGGCCGAGCTTGAGCAGCGTCCGATCAAACCACTCGCGCAGCTTGCGCCGGTTGTCCTCGTGCTGGACGTGTTCTTGGCTTTCCAGATCGTCGACGATGATCAAGCTGGGGCGGACCGGACCATTGCGCACACCGCGGATGCGCTGGCCAGCGCCGTAAGCACGGAGGTTCACCCGGGCGACATCGACCCGCGCGCCAGCTGAAGGTGTCGCTGGCGACGTTACCGACGACGCGACTGGCGACCTTGCCTGCCGGTCCAGCACCGACACCGCGCGGCCAGTGCTCGGATCCACGAGCGGGAGTTCGATGTCCGACGCTCGCCACTTGCCGCGGCGGCGCCTGCGGATGGCAGGAGCCAGCGCCGGGAAGTCCTCTTGCAACAGCACGTTCTCTTCGAGTTCTCGACGCACCGACGCCAGGTGCGACGCGGCGAGTTCCTTGGTGGCCGAGATGAGCACAACAAAGCGTTCATGGCCGTAGAGCAGACACCACAGCACATACGCCAGCGACACCAGCGTGCTCTTGGCGTGCCCACGCGGCGCAGCGATCGCGATGCGACCCCCGCGTGACTCGGTGGTACGGGTCAGCAGGTCCAATACCTCCAGGTGCATACGGCCAAAGTCGTGGTTGAGGTGGTGGGGGAGGTACAGCTTGGCAAAGTGCCACGGTGACCGAGACCCGGTCATGCGGCGCGCGGTGCGAATCGACCGCTGCAGAACGACGGGGCTGGCGATGGAAGTGGTCATGGGGCGGTTTTGTCCGTTGATGATGCGGATGTGCCAAGTTGGGGTCGCGCAGCGCCAAGTTCCCCGATGTTGCAGATGCGGGCTGCTTCCTCAAGCAGCTCACGCGGATTGACCGGCCCGTCGGCGTTCTCGACGAGTTCGGCTTGCTTAGACGGCACGATGTAGCGACTCGTCTCGATGGCGGCCGCGATGCGGTTATCAGTGGTCTCGCGTAGTGCTGCAAGCGCTTTGAGCTTCAGTGACTGCGGCGTGTCTTTACTGTGCACCATGGCGGTCAGCTGTTCGGTGACAAACTCATAGACGCGAAAGCCTTCCCCGATCTGCTTGGGGATAGCCTCGACATCCATCTGGATGCGGCCTTGCGACGTGAGCAAGTCCAAGTCGCGGTAGACGGTGCGTTCAGTAATGCCAAGTTGTTGCGCCATCTGATAGCGGCTGTATCCCATCGTCCGGTAGAGGTCGACCAAGCGCAGTCGATCGTCGGGATGGAGCAACTCGCCCAGGATCGCGCCGTTGGCAATCTCTTTTGCCAATTGAACAACCGGCACCTCGCTGCGAGGCTTGGCCTTCTTGCCGGACCGGGCTTTCTTGCCAGACTCCACACGAGGGCGGTGTTCTGGCTCGGATGGCTGGGTATCGGAGGGTTCGGTAGCCAAGGGGCCACCTCTTTCTAATTCATCACGGACATGCGAGTGCCAAAGACTCTGGGTCACGGCCCACCAACCGCGGCTTGAACCACCCTCGGGTGACTGGGCGGGCGGGACTCGTCGGTCCCGCCGCGCCCAGTCACCGTGGGGTGCGCGGCCTGGTGTTCACGGCCAGTCTTTCCAACGTGTCCAGTTGCGCTCACGTCGGCGCCGGCCCCGCGACTGTGGAGAAGGGAGGGTTTCTTCGCCTCCCCCGCCGACATCCACGGTGGCAGACAGCCGACGCGCGGTGTCACCCGGCCTTGGCCATCGGCGGCGTCGGCAGGCTTGCGCAAGTCGACTTGGCCGCCCCGGGCTTGGGTGGTTGGTCGGTCAGTTGCGCTTCGGATACTGCTGCCCCGGGCGTTGGGGAGACCTTCGGAGACCTCCCGCGCCGGGAGGCTGCGGCGACCGAATCGTCCGGGACCGGCCGGTACTTCTTGGCAATCTCCGGGCTGACGGCATCAGCCCCGGCCGCGGCGATGAACCGCCGCACGATCACGTCGATGTACCGCGGGCTGATCTCCATCGCGTAGCAGCGCCGACCCAGCCGCTGCGCGGCCATGATCTGGGTCCCCGACCCCGCGAAGGGCTCGTAGCAGATGTCCCCGCCGCGCGTATGCTGGCGGATCGGGGTCTCGAAGAGTTCCAGGGGCTTGGGAGTCGGATGATCAGGCCGATCCGGCCCCGTCGCCAGCGTCGGCACTTGCCACAACGTCGACAGCACTGTTTTGTCCGCTCGGTGGGGCTTCTTGCCCTGCAGCCAACTCATCAGGCACGGTTCATGCTGCCACGTGTACCACGAGCGTGTGAGGATGGGGCGGTTCTTGGCCCAGATGATCTGGCAGTGCGCCAAGACGCCGTGCTTCTTCCACACCGCTTCGAGCATGCTGTGCCGACTGCTGGCATACCAGCAATACCACGCCGCGTTGGGGTGGATCGCTTCCGCGATCGCCACAGTGCAGAACTTGTCATACAGATCGGGGTTCGCATCGGCATCGTCCCAGGTAATGCCGTACGTGCCCGACCAGTCCTTGTGGGCCTCGGTCTTGCCCGCGGGATTGGACAACTTCCTCACCGCCATCTTGCGGCGGTTGGCCTTGCTGGTGACGTGGTTGGTGCCGTCGTACCCGACCAAGTACGGGGGATCGGTGGCGAAGAGAGCCGCGCGTTCACCGTTCATGAGCCGGCGCACGTCCTCGGGATTCGTGCTGTCGCCGCAGAGCAGGCGGTGCTGGGTCCGCGGATCGCGGCCCAGCAGAATGAGGTCACCGGGTTTGGTGACAGTCGGAGCCGCTGCGGCGAGCGCCGCTTCCACGTCAAAGCCGTCATCACCATCGCCGCCCATCGCCAACAGATGCTCGGCGATCAGCGACCTGGCCTCGGGCAGCTCGAATCCCGTGATTGCAAGATCAAAGTCGGGCACGGTCGAGAGGTCGTGGAGCAACTGGGCGAGCTTGTCCTCATCCCAGCGGCCGGTGATCTTGTTGAGCGCGAGGTTGAGGGCCTTCTCGCGCTCGACGGGCAGGTCGACCACGCTGACCGGGATCTCGCTCTTGCCCTGCGCCACCAGCACCGCGAACCGCTGGTGCCCGCCGACCAGTGCCCCGGTGCGACGGTTCCACACCAGGGGCTCCACCAGACCGAACTCGTCCAGCGAGCGGGCGAGCTTCTGGTATTCCGGATCGCCCGGTGTGAGCGCGACGCGGGGGTTGTACGGCGCGGGGTTGATCTGCGAGACCGGGATGGTCTCGATGCGGAGGGAACTCGAACCGCTGGTGGTGGGTGCTGACGCTTGCGAACGCTGCGAACGCTTGGCCTTGGCCATGGTGAAGGACTCCATCGGATTGCACCCACCGGCAACGAGCCGAGAGGTGCCTCCGACCGGAGTCTTCACATGAGGGGAGGTTGCGCTGCGATTGCGAGCCCGGTGTGCTTGGGTTTCCGACGACATCCAGGGCAAGGCCGCCGACGATAGGTACCCCGCCGCGTGCGCAACCTCGCTCCCCACGATTGGGATCATTGAGCGTCGGCGAGCGAAGCCTGGCACCCGACGGTGGCCAAACGCATGGTATCCATGAGCTTAAACGCCGCTAGAACCGCCGCACGCCGCTCGGTGCGCGAGACGTTCGCCGGTGGAAGAACAGAACAGGTGACTCGAGAATGGTGATGTCGTTCCAGTGACCACAAAGGAACTCGTGCAAGCGGGTTATGGTAATTTACACTGGGCGTGATAGTATTTCGAACGAGCGAATCGACCGCCAAGAACTGGGGCCTACGGTAACAAACCCTAGGATTGCAATCCGCGCCCCTGTGAATGGGCGACGCTGCTGATTCGGCGCCTGAGACTTGGGCGGAAGTTTCAATCCGCGCCCCTGTGAAGGGGCGACGCTCCACGCGATCTGCACCAGCATCGCCACCGTGTTTCAATCCGCGCCCCTGTGAAGGGGCGACCCGGCGGTTCTTATATCCGCGGCAAGGGCGTCTGGTTTCAATCCGCGCCCCTATGAAGGGGCGACGGCGTCACCACCGCGGGGTTCTGCTGTGCTTTCAGTTTCAATCCGCGCCCCTGTGAAGGGGCGACCGTCGGTGCATGTCTCCGGGTCGGTACACGACTGTTTCAATCCGCGCCCCTGTGAAGGGGCGACACGCGATCGACGCCCGGGTGATGGGTCGGCCCGCGTTTCAATCCGCGCCCCTGTGAAGGGGCGACCAAGCAAGCGGCAGGGCCAGACGCCCCGGCCGGTGTTTCAATCCGCGCCCCTGTGAAGGGGCGACCACTTTCTCCACCGCCGGCACGATCACCTCAAGGTTTCAATCCGCGCCCCTGTGAAGGGGCGACACTGCGGATTCGCGATCGACTCAACCTCGTGCGGGTTTCAATCCGCGCCCCTGTGAAGGGGCGACGTGCCGCGGTGGACATGGCGATCGCCGAATGTCTGTTTCAATCCGCGCCCCTGTGAAGGGGCGACGCGCGCCGGGGGTCGCAACGAGCTTCCCCACGCTGTTTCAATCCGCGCCCCTGTGAAGGGGCGACCAGCACGGCGGGCTCGCCGAGCTTGAGCGTGCGATATTTCAATCCGCGCCCCTGTGAAGGGGCGACGGCGTTCCTTCGGGCGCGCTTCAGCCCTGGGAGCGTTTCAATCCGCGCCCCTGTGAAGGGGCGACCAGACGCTGCAGTGGATCGACGGCGAGTTGATCAAGTTTCAATCCGCGCCCCTGTGAAGGGGCGACAGCGATGATCCATCGCATCCGCGGCATCGCCGAGGTTTCAATCCGCGCCCCTGTGAAGGGGCGACGATGGATGACGGCACAAACGTGAGCACGCTCAAGTTTCAATCCGCGCCCCTGTGAAGGGGCGACCATCCGCCGCACACTTGGCCACCTGACTCTTGTTGTTTCAATCCGCGCCCCTGTGAAGGGGCGACGTCGGCCGTGATCTTGTCCGTCAACTCACCCTTGTTTCAATCCGCGCCCCTGTGAAGGGGCGACCGATCGGCAGGTTGAACGGCAAGACGGCCGTGTTGTTTCAATCCGCGCCCCTGTGAAGGGGCGACGACCGTTCCGACAGCAGCGTGGATGCTCGGCGTGTTTCAATCCGCGCCCCTGTGAAGGGGCGACTTCGGCCCCGTCGCGACCTGTCGCACTTCCCGTGGTTTCAATCCGCGCCCCTGTGAAGGGGCGACCTGACGCCGTCGTGTATTGGTGCCCGGGCTGTAAAGTTTCAATCCGCGCCCCTGTGAAGGGGCGACGTGATCGGCGCTGGCCTGATCGCGGCACGCGACAAGTTTCAATCCGCGCCCCTGTGAAGGGGCGACTGGCGGGGGGGCAAGGATTATTGAGTGATGCAGGCGTTTCAATCCGCGCCCCTGTGAAGGGGCGACCGGCCGGCGCGAAGGCGTGGGGCAACGCTCGCGGCGTTTCAATCCGCGCCCCTGTGAAGGGGCGACCGTCGGGACGGGCTGGATCTTCATCGCGCCCCAAGTTTCAATCCGCGCCCCTGTGAAGGGGCGACACCAGAACTTTGTGACGACCGCGTGGCCGGTGATGTTTCAATCCGCGCCCCTGTGAAGGGGCGACGCCCTGGCGTGGCGTCGTCGCGTTCCTTGACAAGTTTCAATCCGCGCCCCTGTGAAGGGGCGACGCGACTGGATGGGGTGCCATTTCCGAAACACCTGGTTTCAATCTGCGCCCCTGTGAAGGGGCGACGCCGCTCGGGCACCTTCGGCAACATCGTCGCTCTGTTTCAATCCGCGCCCCTGTGAAGGGGCGACGGACGATTCGCAGGTGACTGAAATGGTTGTGAGGTTTCAATCCGCGCCCCTGTGAAGGGGCGACACAGTGCAGCAACGTCTGATCGTCGGTGTCCCTGGGTTTCAATCCGCGCCCCTGTGAAGGGGCGACCCGAGCCCGCATCCATGCGAGCAACACTCCGCGCGTTTCAATCCGCGCCCCTGTGAAGGGGCGACGGCGCGGATGCCGGCGACGTCGAGCAGTCGATTCATGTTTCAATCCGCGCCCCTGTGAAGGGGCGACCGATGAACCCATCGACGCTCGACGCGTCGAGTAGCAGTTTCAATCCGCGCCCCTGTGGAGGGGCGACCCGCGACTCCGGCAACGATCCACGAGCAGGTGAAGTTTCAATCCGCGCCCCTGTGAAGGGGCGACCGATGAACCCATCGACGCTCGACGCGTCGAGTAGCAGTTTCAATCCGCGCCCCTGTGAAGGGGCGACCGGGCAGCGTCCAACACTGGGAAAAGGTGGACATGTTTCAATCCGCGCCCCTGTGAAGGGGCGACACGCCAACGTGACGGCCGCTTCCTCAAGGTTCGTGTTTCAATCCGCGCCCCTGTGAAGGGGCGACCCGAGCGACGACGGTTCCATGGGGACCGGCGCGGTTTCAATCCGCGCCCCTGTGAAGGGGCGACACGCCGTGCACACGATCGTGATCGCCGCCGACCTGTTTCAATCCGCGCCCCTGTGAAGGGGCGACGGTCACCCGCCAGCGCATCGCTCACCACGCGGTTGTTTCAATCCGCGCCCCTGTGAAGGGGCGACTCGATGTCCGCCGCCATGTTGTCCAGGTCATCGCTGTTTCAATCCGCGCCCCTGTGAAGGGGCGACGCTGCCGACGCTCACCTTGCCGCGGATGTTTCGGTTTCAATCCGCGCCCCTGTGAAGGGGCGACAACGCGCAGGGTTCCGACGACTTGCAGGCTTGCAGTTTCAATCCGCGCCCCTGTGAAGGGGCGACGGGCGACGCGCAACAGGAGCAACGACCATGGCATCGTTTCAATCCGCGCCCCTGTGAAGGGGCGACGAGGCCGTCCGTGTTGAAGTTTGAGCAAGGCACGGTTTCAATCCGCGCCCCTGTGAAGGGGCGACCCTCGCAATGCCATGACCATCTCCTTGAAAATGTGTTTCAATCCGCGCCCCTGTGAAGGGGCGACCTGCTGCTGAATCTCCTCCTCGGAGTACACCAGGGTTTCAATCCGCGCCCCTGTGAAGGGGCGACCTGCTGCTGAATCTCCTCCTCGGAGTACACCAGGGTTTCAATCCGCGCCCCTGTGAAGGGGCGACCTGCGACGGGTGCGATCAGTTGCTCATCGTGGTTGTTTCAATCCGCGCCCCTGTGAAGGGGCGACGATCGCAACGCAGGTTGACCACGCCGCGTCCGTAGTTTCAATCCGCGCCCCTGTGAAGGGGCGACGGCTGGTGACGTGATGCGGTCCGGGCCCCGCGGCGTTTCAATCCGCGCCCCTGTGAAGGGGCGACCCTTGTTGCCGCCCTTGCCCTTGCCGGCCATGTTGTTTCAATCCGCGCCCCTGTGAAGGGGCGACCTACGCCTCAGACCCGCGATCATCGAACCGATGGGTTTCAATCCGCGCCCCTGTGAAGGGGCGACGCGGCACCTGCACCACCGCGTGCATCAGTTGCCAGTTTCAATCCGCGCCCCTGTGAAGGGGCGACGGTGGTCACGGTCATCGTGGCATTCGCCGAGTTGTTGTTTCAATCCGCGCCCCTGTGAAGGGGCGACGCGGCGGCTGTGTTGCTTGGGCCCCAGGCGGCTGTTTCAATCCGCGCCCCTGTGAAGGGGCGACGCGTCCGCGTGTTCCGCGGTATTCCCAACTGAGCGTTTCAATCCGCGCCCCTGTGAAGGGGCGACCCGCAGCCGCGACATCGGGCCCGCCGCCTTGCGGGTTTCAATCCGCGCCCCTGTGAAGGGGCGACGTTGGCGCCGGTGCACGCGGGCACGAAAGCCGTGGAGGTTTCAATCCGCGCCCCTGTGAAGGGGCGACGAGACGGCGGGAGCGCCTGGCGTGGCGGCCTATGGTTTCAATCCGCGCCCCTGTGAAGGGGCGACCGCACGATCGACCCGTCGGTCTTCGGTGTGAGGCGTTTCAATCCGCGCCCCTGTGAAGGGGCGACACGAGCTGATGGTGCATGAGCCGAGCGACGACTGGTTTCAATCCGCGCCCCTGTGAAGGGGCGACTGCGCTTGCCGCCCTTGTTGCCCTTCGCCATCTTGTTTCAATCCGCGCCCCTGTGAAGGGGCGACAGCCGCAATCGCCGCAAGCCCCAAGCCGCACGTGTTTCAATCCGCGCCCCTGTGAAGGGGCGACCGCCGGGTCTGGTGGTGGACCAGGATGGCGAGCCCGTTTCAATCCGCGCCCCTGTGAAGGGGCGACTGTTGGGGGTGATAACCGCAAGCCAACACCACAAGTTTCAATCCGCGCCCCTGTGAAGGGGCGACTTTCATGTGTGCGTGCCCTGGCGGGTCCGCGATCGTTTCAATCCGCGCCCCTGTGAAGGGGCGACCCCACGTGCGCCGCGCCTCAGTCAACTCCGCCGCGGTGTTTCAATCCGCGCCCCTGTGAAGGGGCGACGCGCGGCTCATCAGCGCAGACCAGGTGGTCCATTGTTTCAATCCGCGCCCCTGTGAAGGGGCGACCTTCCAGCTGCTTTCCCTGCGTCCGCTGGATCTGTTTCAATCCGCGCCCCTGTGAAGGGGCGACCGCGGCGACGTGGTAACGCTGCAACGTCGCAACGTTTCAATCCGCGCCCCTGTGAAGGGGCGACAACTGCAAGCCGCGCGTGAAGCACTCGCGCGTGAGTTTCAATCCGCGCCCCTGTGAAGGGGCGACGCTTCAGACGCCGTCAACCGATCGACCCAGTTCGGTTTCAATCCGCGCCCCTGTGAAGGGGCGACTCGGCGTTGTGGGCGTTCTTCTCGCCCGCCGCCTTGTTTCAATCCGCGCCCCTGTGAAGGGGCGACCCAGCACGGTCGCGATCGTGCGCGGCGTGTAGGTGTTTCAATCCGCGCCCCTGTGAAGGGGCGACGGTACACAACGCGGATGTTCTGATACCCCTGCGGTTTCAATCCGCGCCCCTGTGAAGGGGCGACGTAATCAGTGCCCGGAACCGTCTCGCCTACGCGCCAGTTTCAATCCGCGCCCCTGTGAAGGGGCGACCCCGGTAGTGGCGTTATCGGGTCTGCCGTCATTGTTTCAATCCGCGCCCCTGTGAAGGGGCGACTCGGTCAGGTATTCCGCCATCGCGTCGATTCGGGGTTTCAATCCGCGCCCCTGTGAAGGGGCGACGCGGACGGTGTTTCCGTTCAGACCCGTCGCGGCCTGTTTCAATCCGCGCCCCTGTGAAGGGGCGACGTTGCGGTTCCCGTTGACCGACACTTCCACGCTGTTTCAATCCGCGCCCCTGTGAAGGGGCGACCGCGGCTTTCCGCGGGCTATGCAACCCGCTTGTAGTTTCAATCCGCGCCCCTGTGAAGGGGCGACACGACCCGGACGCTCTGCTCGCAGAGGTCCTCGGGTTTCAATCCGCGCCCCTGTGAAGGGGCGACGTCGGTATCAGGAAACCGCTGCCGCCGCCAGAGAGTTTCAATCCGCGCCCCTGTGAAGGGGCGACACGTAGAGCCATAGCTCACGCCCTCGGGGAACAGTTTCAATCCGCGCCCCTGTGAAGGGGCGACGCTGGCAGCCGGTTGTAACCAGCCGCTCGAAGTCGTTTCAATCCGCGCCCCTGTGAAGGGGCGACCATGGAGCTGCGTCGTTGCTTCGGGTTCAGTGAGTTTCAATCCGCGCCCCTGTGAAGGGGCGACGAGCTGGACTGCTCACGAAGTCCGGCCCCTGGATGTTTCAATCCGCGCCCCTGTGAAGGGGCGACTCTCTGTGGTTCAACCCCGGTCACGGCCTGGCTGGTTTCAATCCGCGCCCCTGTGAAGGGGCGACATCAGCATCCACGCGTCCAGCCCGTGACTACGGATGTTTCAATCCGCGCCCCTGTGAAGGGGCGACATGCCCCGCCAAACCACGTGCTCAGTGGTCCAGGTTTCAATCCGCGCCCCTGTGAAGGGGCGACCCTTGCCTTTGCCCTTGCCCTTGCCCGCCATGTTGTTTCAATCCGCGCCCCTGTGAAGGGGCGACAAGCCGTAGTAGCACACTTCGCTCTCATACTGGCGTTTCAATCCGCGCCCCTGTGAAGGGGCGACTCCGCAAGGCTCGGCGTAATCCATTGCTGCTACTGTTTCAATCCGCGCCCCTGTGAAGGGGCGACGATCTGGCCTTCCTGGCCAAGGTCGCTGGTGAGTTGTTTCAATCCGCGCCCCTGTGAAGGGGCGACCCTCGACGTGCGGCGACAAGTTTGCCAACCGCGTGTTTCAATCCGCGCCCCTGTGAAGGGGCGACCTCAACTCGCGACGGTGCTCCTCGACACGATCCGGTTTCAATCCGCGCCCCTGTGAAGGGGCGACCGTACGCCGCGTCTTTCGCGGCAAATCCAAACTGTTTCAATCCGCGCCCCTGTGAAGGGGCGACCCGCCGAGCAGCGACTCGTACGCCGCGTCCATGAGTTTCAATCCGCGCCCCTGTGAAGGGGCGACCTCCTGCGGGGTGTTGACGTCCTCCGCCGACCAGTAGTTTCAATCCGCGCCCCTGTGAAGGGGCGACGCGATCGGCTTGCCGCACACGATGCACGGCGTTTGTTTCAATCCGCGCCCCTGTGAAGGGGCGACCCTGGCGTGCATTGGTGCACCCACTCCAGACCATGTTTCAATCCGCGCCCCTGTGAAGGGGCGACCATGATGTCGCTGCGCAGCGGCCGCGTGGTGACGTTTCAATCCGCGCCCCTGTGAAGGGGCGACCTGGTTCGTGAGCACGTGCACGCCGCTACTCCATCGTTTCAATCCGCGCCCCTGTGAAGGGGCGACAGGTCAAACCCTCGAGTGTGAAGGCGGCGGAAACGTTTCAATCCGCGCCCCTGTGAAGGGGCGACCCAGGTGGAGGATCTGTTTGCCGCGCTTGCGGCGGTTTCAATCCGCGCCCCTGTGAAGGGGCGACCGGCGTAACTCTTGAATGACGCCGCCCCGGCCTGGTTTCAATCCGCGCCCCTGTGAAGGGGCGACTGCCGTGCGCGAGACGCCGCACCGACCAGTCGATGTTTCAATCCGCGCCCCTGTGAAGGGGCGACTGAGAGCGCGGCCGGAGGGTTGCGCCTTAGCGACGTTTCAATCCGCGCCCCTGTGAAGGGGCGACGAAACCAGCCGCCGGACATGGCGTATTACCGGGGTTTCAATCCGCGCCCCTGTGAAGGGGCGACCAAGCCAAGCGAGTAGCCCGCGCTCAGGCTTCCGTTTCAATCCGCGCCCCTGTGAAGGGGCGACTGCCCTTCCTGTGCCTTCGTGACCGCGACTTCCAGTTTCAATCCGCGCCCCTGTGAAGGGGCGACTTGTTGCCCGTCCGGCTTTCCCGGCTTGGTGTACTGTTTCAATCCGCGCCCCTGTGAAGGGGCGACCCGCGAGCAGGTCCTGATCTTCAGGACTGACGCGTTTCAATCCGCGCCCCTGTGAAGGGGCGACAGTCTCGAACGCCGTCTCAACCACCCAGCCCACTGGTTTCAATCCGCGCCCCTGTGAAGGGGCGACCCGACAAACGCAAGCGACCACGCGATCGCCATGAGTTTCAATCCGCGCCCCTGTGAAGGGGCGACTCTGGTCGATCGCGCCCAGTTTCGCTTCGATCGCGGTTTCAATCCGCGCCCCTGTGAAGGGGCGACCCGCCAGCGGATTCGAGATCTGGATCGACTTCCAGTTTCAATCCGCGCCCCTGTGAAGGGGCGACGGTCGCGTTGACGACGACGTTGCTTGTCTTGGTGTTTCAATCCGCGCCCCTGTGAAGGGGCGACCCTTGCAGGCTGCGAGCAGTTTCGCCGACGCAGCGTTTCAATCCGCGCCCCTGTGAAGGGGCGACTCAAGCTCGCGATACTTGCGCTCGGCCTGTTCGTTTCAATCCGCGCCCCTGTGAAGGGGCGACTCTCACGACCGAGACCACAAGTCCCGGCTGCCGACGTTTCAATCCGCGCCCCTGTGAAGGGGCGACGCCAGCCTTTCCCGCCGCATTCAATCCGCCGATGTTTCAATCCGCGCCCCTGTGAAGGGGCGACGGGCGGCGGCGTCGACTGTGTGGGGCTGCTGGTCGGTTTCAATCCGCGCCCCTGTGAAGGGGCGACGCGCCGAGACGGCGATCATCACCGGAGTCCCGTCTGTTTCAATCCGCGCCCCTGTGAAGGGGCGACTCACGGCCGGCGCTGCATCGTGGTGGATGTTCGTGTTTCAATCCGCGCCCCTGTGAAGGGGCGACCGCTTCGGTCGTAAATGTAGGCGAATCATAAGGTTGTAGTTGTCGACCCGCGAACCGGGCAAACACGCCATCTCTCGTTTGAACGACCTTTGAGCATTCAACCGTATTTATTTGTCAATGAGCGATTTACGCGTGTCGCGAACCCAACGGCTTCACAGCGAGCGCTCGGGGTCCGCGATCGCCTCTGGGGCGGAACACGCCACCGACGGAAGCGTCCTTCCCTTTCACGCGAAGAGCGGGCCGTCGATGTCAAGCGATGGTTTGGCCCCGTAGTGCTCGATTCGATGTTTGTAGTTGGCGCCGAGCATGTAGAAACGGACACTGTCTGTCTGAGGATCGATCAACTGAAGCAACTCAGCCTTGAGCGCAGCGAACTGTGCAGGATCGACGAGGCATTCAAATACCGAGTTCTGAACACGCTGGCCCTTGTTGAGGCAGACTTTGGCGACGCGGGAGAGACGGCGCTTGCCCTCAGCGGTCTGCGTGGAAACATCATAGGTGACTAGGACGTACATGAGTGCGTTCAATTCAAGGATCGTGGCTCGGCGGCCTCGAAGTTGCTACTTCCATAGACAAGGTGGATAGGCATCGAGATCGCCGCGAATGAATCGGGCGAGGAGGCGGGCTTGGAGGTGGATGAGCAAGCCGACGGTGGTTTTCTCGTTGAGGAAGGCGTGCGTGATCGTTTCTTGCTTGCGGCGTTGATAAGCAGCGACGACTTCCTTGCGCGTGGGTTCGTTCAGCTCGACGGCACCCGATGCGGTAGCGGTAAAGCCCTGCGGCTTCACCTGTCCGAGGTTGATGAGGCTGAGGACCAGGCGATCAACGAGTGGGGAGCGGAACTCTTCCATCAGGTCGAGGGCGAGGCTGGGGCGGCCGGGACGATCGACGTGGAGAAAGCCGACGGCGGCGTCGAGGCCGCAGGATTCGCAGGCGGCACGAGCGTCATGCGCGAGCATGGCGTATAGAAATGAGAGCAGGCAGTTGACGCGGTCCAAAGGGGGGCGGCGCGTGCGGCCTTCAAACACAAAGGCAGGCGAGGCGGAGCGGATCATGTCTTGGAAGACGGAGAAGTAGGTGTTGGCGGCGTCGCCCTCGATCCCGCGGAGGGAGTCGGTGTTCGAGGCGACGCGAGCCGCGGCGATGGAGTCGGTAAAGCGTGCGGCGGCCGCTGAAAGGTGATCGGCAGCGGGCGACGCGACCGGAGCTTCGCGGGCGGCACGGAGGAGCGTGGTCCGGGCGTTGACAAGTTTGCCTAGGACAATGCCGCGGCAGACTTCAGTCGTGCGGAGGGAATCATCGGCCCAGCGATACTGGGTACGGCGGAGCAGGACGTTGCCCGGGGTGAAGCCGGAGCAGCGAGCGAGGAATCCGCCGTGCTCGGAGCAGAATGTGACAGTGACGCCGTGCTCGGCGCACATGGCCATGCAGCGCGGACTCATGCCCACAAGTCCGAAGCAGACGACGCCGCCCAGGTTGTGGACGGGGAGGCGGAGTTTCACGTCGCCGTCGACGCGGACGGCGATGGTTTCGCCTTCTTTGGCGAGGTAGGCGTCTTGGGTGAAGACGAAGAGGGTGTTGAGGTGGTGCTTCATTGGCGCAGTGACCAGTTGCGGCTCAGGAGGGCGACGTGGTGTGGCGATTGACAAACTGTGAGGCCGAGACCGAAGGCCCGGTGGCCTCGGGCAGACAGATGTTGACGAGCGAGCAGCGTTTGCACTTGGGTTGGCGGGAGATGCGGGGAAGCACGCCGGCGTTGAGCATCGCGCGGCAGGCATGGATGACGGCGCGGGTGCGGTCGCGGAGCGCCGCGTCGATCGGAACAACAAGCCGGTGCTTGGTGCGGGCGTAGAAGATGGCCCCGTGGGCGATCGTGCCGGGCGGCAGGGCGAGCATTTCCTCGAGGCAGAGGGCCTGGGCGCAGAGTTGGACCAAGTCCGCGTCGTGGCGTTTGGGACGGCCGCGTTTGTATTCGATGGGGTACGGCGTGCCTCGGACGTGACGATGAGTTTGTGGGGCGGCGGGCGAGTGATCGATGGGAGTTTCATGGAACTCGACGACGTCGGCCTTGCCGATGATGCCGAGCGATTCGCTGACAAGGGCAAGGGCGCGGACGGTGCGGATGATGGCCGGCGGGGCGTCGTCGGAGTCGGTGGAGGCGCGGGGACGAGAGGTGGAGCGGCCGCCGCCGCGTGGGCCGAGGTGGTCGGCGTGGGCGCGGGCGTGCATGAGCGAGCCTTCGACGGTGAGTCGATTCTCGGCCCACGCGCCCTCAATGTGGATGAGGGCGCACTGTCGTGGGCAGAAGACGAAGTGCTGAAGGGCGGAGATGGGGATGAGATCGGTCACGGCACTCTCCGGATAGCCGAGCAGCCCGGCGATGTCTGCCGGGCCGCTCGAATCGAAAGCGTCGAGGCGTCACAACCACTGTTCGACAGTGACACCGGCGGGAAGCTTGGCATCGTTGAGCGCGATGGCAAAGTCAGCGGCCGAGCGCGGCGGGCGGTTGCCCTGGGCGGCGGATTCAGGCGTCATTGCGACGCCGGTGACAGGTTGACAGGTCACGCGCGAGAAAAGGTCCGCGGCGCGGGCGTTGCCCAGAGGGTTGTCGTGGCGGAACGCGAAGCAGCGCACAGGGGACATGACGCCGCGCGACGCGGAGCGATCAACATCGAACATGCCGGAGAGTGCTTCTTTGACGAGGTCGAGGTCGTCGTTGTTGAACCCTGTGCCGTGGCGGTCGGGGTCGGCGAGGAGCGGGTTGATGAAGATGCTGGTGCGGTAGAGGGCGTAGGGGAGCGTGAACTTGCGCCCCATGGTGCGGTTGCCGCCGGATTGATTTTCGGATTCCTTGGTGGTAGTGACGGCGCAGCGGGTGACGGCGTGCTCTTGGGTGAAAATTGGATGGACGCTGCGAGCGATGGCAGCCTGGATGGGTCCGCGGACCTGGCCACAGTTGACCTCGGTGCTCATGACTGCGCCGAAGGCGCGGATGTCGAAGAAGTTCTGGCACATCCAGGCGGTGAGGGACCTGGCTTTGTCGGCGTCCTTGGTGGCGGCAGCGTCACCGGGCTTGATCTTCTTCGCGGTATAGGCGCGTGCATGTTGTTCATTCAGGACCGCTTTTTCCTTGACGTAGATTTCGAAGGGAGGCTCGCCGTTGTGCTTCATGGCGACGTAGTTGCGAATCTTGCGTTTCAGGCAGACATCGGTGACGAGGCCGTGCTGGGTCTCGGGGTCGACGCGCGGGAGGTTGCCGGCGTCGGGGTCGCCGTTGGGGTTGCCGTCGGTCACGTCGAAGAAGTAGACGATGTCGTAACGATGCTGGATGGCGGAGGTGGCGGTCTTGGGCATTGGTGGACTCCTCGGAAGGTGGATGGTGGAACGAGGTGGGAGCGGTCGGTTAGTTGGCGGATGCGGTCGCGGCGTCGGCGCTGTTCTCGGGCTTGGCGGTGAAGTAGAACTGTCGCTGGTGGTAGTAGCCGATGGCGAAGAGGCCTTGGTCTTCGAGGCCGAGCGTGCGGGGGAAGTCGGTCATGGCACCGAGGACTTCGCCGAGTTCTTTTTCGCGCTTGGTGCGTTGGCCGGCGAACTCGATCTTGTTGAGGTGGTGGTTGGAGAGTTTGATGAGACGTGGGAAGATCGCGGCGGGCGTCGCGAGGGCGGCACCGAACGAGGAATCCTTGATGGTGCGGTTGAGGTTGATTCCCGCGGCGTTTCTCTGGGTGTGTTCGAGGATGGCGAAGAGGCGGCCGAGCAGATACGGGGTGTCGGAACGGTTGGGGTCGAGGGCCACGGGAACCTCCATCTTGGCGTTGCGGATGAGGAAAGCACGGAGCATGGCGCAGCGGCGGAACTGGGCCGCGCGGTAGTCGTTGCGGGTTGAGGCGTCGGCGACGCCTTCGATGCGGACGCGATCGAGCATGGCGGAGAAGAGGCGGCACGGGTAAGGCGTGCCGAGCATGATGGCGCGGATGAGTTCTGATGTGAGATTGGGTGTGAGGCGATCGGTATCGGCGAAGCCGCCTTTGGGCGGACAGGTCTCGGCGACGAGTTGGCGGACGGTGGGCGTGTCCGAGTCGTCGGGCACTGGCTCGATGCGGCAGGCGTCGGCGTGGGCTCGGAAGCGGGATGCGATTTCGGAGACGGTGGAGACGAGCCAGAGGCGGACGCTGAGGCGCGACATGTTGGGCGCAAGGCCGAGGATGTAGAACGGTGTGGAGGAGGTGTCGAGTTCCTTGATGGGGAGGCCGGCGCGGAACTTGTCCCACATGGTCTGAAGTTGGGGCGTGACGGCGGCGGAGTTGAGGGAGATGCCCATGAGGCCGACGGCCTCGGGCCCGCCCCGGCCTTCGTCGGCCCAATAGACGTAGGTGTCCGCGCCGATGCGGGTGCGATGGCGGTCATCGCCGACGAGGAGGTTGAGCGCGGTGCAGTACTTGAAGGCGTCCTGGGCGGCGACGGGGGCGTTTTCGCCCTGTGATTTGGCGAAGGATTCGAACGCGGGCTGGTTGAAGGAGACGATCGCCGCGCCGGAGGATTGTGCGCCGAAGACCGGCTTGATCATGGGCTGGTGGAGGCGAGCGATGAGCGCTGGGGCGCCGGTGGTGAGCGAAGGCACTTTGGGGGCGTCGGCGTCTTCGTCATCGCGCGGGCGATTGGCATCCCACCATTCGCGGACGGCCGGAGAGTCGTGGACGAGAAGCTGCTCGGCCTTTAGGCGAAAGACGCCGAACGCGCCGGTAAGTTCGGCGAGGTCGTGGTTCTTGGCGTCTTTGGGATCCCAGGATTCGAGAAACTTGCAAACGGCCTTGAAGCCATCGTCCTTGATCTGCGAAGCGAGGGCGAGATGGCGATCGCGGAAGGCCTTGAAGGATTCTCGGGTGCGTGCGGGCTTGGGATCGTCGGGTTTGAAGCCGAGCATGTAGGCGGCGTTATCCCAGAGGAAGCAGGGGTTGAGCCCGCTGCCGGAGGGCTTGCTTGCGCCGAGAACGAGAAGTTTTTCGTGACGCTGCTCGGACTTGAGCTCAGTCACGGGTTTGCCTTTGACTTTCTTCGTGACCTCGCGCTGCGTCTCAACGAATCGGGGTTCAAAGGTGTGGAGCGTGCCGTTCTTGTTCAGAACAACCGCGAAGCTGATGTTCTGCCGGCTGTAGCCGGCGGGCGCGAGGCTTTCGTCCCCTTCGGAGGCGCGGCGGTCGTAGAGAGACACAAGGGCGGGCAGGATCATGAGCGCACCTCCGGGTGGTTCGGTGGAGGAACGTTGATCACCCCGCGGGTCATGAGGGCTCGGAAGAAGTGCGGGACGGCGGTGACCCGCCTGCCACGCGAGCCTTCGATGATCTCACCATCCGGGTCGGGGCGATAGTCGATGGTGTGAAGCATGAAGCCCAGGTCCCGCGTGGCGGCGTCCGAGCCGTAGAAAGACTCATCGGGCGCCGTCAGCGAGCGGAGGGGAAGGGCCGAGTCGACGGGTTCAAAGGCGCACACGAACTCGCGACAGCCGAGCGAGGGTTGGTGAAAGCACTGGCCGGCGGCAAGGCGACGGTTGAACTGGTCGAGGTGCTTGGCGGCGGCTTGGTCGGTGGAGAGGGGCGAGCCGGCGGAGTCGGTGTGGTCGAGAATGTCGAAGTGGGCATCGATGACGTACTCGACGTCTCGGAGGATGGTGCCGGCGCGTTGCTGGCGATCCTCTTCGATGAAAATGCCGAGCGAGCCGGAGCCGGACTCCATGGCGCTGAGTGCGCCCGTCGCACCCTTGACGGTGACCTTAGAGCCGACCTCATTGCGGCGGAGGCTGGTGAAGCGGATGGGGCGCAGGACGTGGATGCGATCGACGACCCAGCGGATTTGAGGCTTCCAGTAGATGGCCTCGATGATGCCCTTGGCCGCGGATGGAGTAATGACGTCGTAGGAGACGCGCTCGGCCTTCATTTCCGGTCGTGTGAAGCACGCGAGCGGGCCGTGGACGCGGAGACGGATACCGAAACTCATGGGTGGGTTCTCCGAAAGGGTTTGCGCAAGCGCGCGCGGCTGCGTCCCGACTTGCGAACGTAGAGCATGGCTCGCCACGCATCAGCCTTGGGATACGGGTGCGCGAGCCGTTGTTCAAGAATTGCGTGGGCGTGGTCAAAATCCGGCGTATAAGGAAGTTGATCGAGTGGCGGAAGAGTGGCGATGAGATCAGTCAGAATCTGAATGACTCGGGAGTTATGCATGTCCCTACTCCTGCCTGTGTGCCGTTCAGTTGACACATATCAGGAATGACGATAATCTGTGGCCTTCTCGCCGTCAACGGCTCGCGCAAAGACGGCCCAAAGTTCTTGCGTCACGGCGAGCGGAATGCCCGAGCGCCGTGCGGATTGAAACCTGATCTGTGTGAAACGCACAACCATGCCCGCCCGGCGGGAAATCGCTCGGCGGGCAATCCGTGCAGAATGGCAGGTCCGACGGCGAATCGGAGTTTGTCGTCAAGCCATGAATAAACCGTCGTCGGAGTCGGTGAGTCCGATGTCGAGGTCGTACATCCCGGGTTTGCCCACCAGCACCCATGGTCCCCCTTCAAGTTGGATGCACGCGTTTCGCTGCAGGAGGCGTTCGAGAACATAAGGTCGGATCGAAACAGTATATCGCTGCGAAGCGCGTACAAGCGCCTTGGGCACGAATCCCACAGAACTGTGTGATTCCAGTAATGTTTGACACAGTTCTGTGCCCTCGGCGGTGTAGGGGACCACGATTGAGGTGGTCGCGCCGTCGTCGATGATGGAGTAGGCGTCGGCGGCGGATCGGAGCTTGAGCTGGCCGAGCATTTCGGTGATGCCGCTACGCCGGCCGTCGGACCCCGGCCAGCCGTCCCACTTGGGTTCCGGGCCGCCCTTGGTCCAGTAGAGCTGGCGGAAGTAGTGCTCGATGGTGGCGAGGTCGAGCGGATCGGATGGCGGCGCGTCTGCTGCAGTTGTCTCCGCGTCGTCGCGGCAGAGCACTTCATTGGCGGCCTGAATGGCTTGCCGGATGCTCGGCGGGATCGAACGCTTCGAGTATTCGATCGGGTCGGGGTCGAAGGTGAACACGTCGCCGATGGGAAGCTTTCCTTCGCGATTGCATCGTCCCGCGGATTGGACGATGGAATCGAGTCCGGCCATGGCCCGATACACGATCGGAAAGTCGATATCGACGCCCGCCTCGACCACCTGTGTGCTGACGACGCGGCACGGCGAGGCCGGATCTGCGAGGCGGCGCTTGATTTCTGCGACGCGATCGGACCGGTGCGCGGGGCACATGGAGGCGCTGAGGTGCAGGGCGTCGGGGTAGCGATCTTGGAGCAGCCTGAAGACCTGTGCGGCGTGTTTGCGAGTGTTGACAATCGCCAGCACCCGATCATGGGTGGCGAGGCGATCAACGAGTGCGGCGTCAGAGAGGGTCGCGAGGTGTGAAACGCGAGCTCGGCGGAGGGCGACGCTCATCGCACGCTCCTCTTTGACGATCGGGCGGACGAGCCCAGGGGGAAGACCAATGTCGAAGCCGGGACGCTTGAACACGGCGGGCATGGTCGCGCTGCAGAGCACAACCGAGGTGGAGTAATGGGCCGCGAGTTCCTGGAGGGCGGCAAGTGTGGGCTTGAGAAGATCGACGGGGAGCGATTGTGCCTCGTCGAGGATGACGACACTGCGGGCGATCCGATGGAGCTTTCGACAGGGAGTGGCGGCCGCGGCAAAGAGCGATTCGAGCAGTTGCACATTGGTGGTGACGATCACGGGCGCATCCCAATTCTCCGTGGCGGCGAGGCGCTGGCGCTCGCGGGCATCGGCAGAGCGAGACTCTTGAGCGGAGTCAGACGCCCGTGACTCGAAGGCGGAGTGGTGCTCGATAACGATGTCGTCGCGACCGAGCGATGCGAACGCGTTGCGGAAGACTGCGGCGTTTTGCTCGGTGACGCTGGTGAACGGGAGCGCGTAGATGATGCGTTCGAGGCCGTGGGTTTGGGCGTGCCGGAGCGCGAAGGCCATTGAACTCAGGGTTTTGCCGGCACCGGTCGGGGCGACGAGAGAGAAAAGCCCGGGAGGGTACGCGGCGGCGTCGCGGCAGTCCGCAAGAAGAGTGGCGCGGACGGCGTCAACCGGCGTCGGGCCGCCGGGGCGGCGATGCGAAAGTGTCGTAATGGCCTGATCGAGAGCGTTGGCGAGATCCGCGATGGAGATCGGAGACGGGACGAACTGTGGTGCACATTGATTGGCGTAGGCGGCGGTGGCGAGTCGATCGGCGTCGACGAGGCAGGAAAAGAGCATTCGAATGAAGAGCGAGTCGCGGAGAGATTGTTGTGTCTGATCCGCGGTCGTGCGCATCCACGCGGGAGGCGTTGGGATCGGCAGCCCGAGCAAGTCGGCGGGTGCCATCTTGATCGCGTCAGTGGTTTCTGGTCGCAGCCGGCGTAGGCGGGCAAGCAAGGTCCCGGACTGATCATCGTCGGCAAGGTTGCCCAAGTCTGGTAAACCAGCGTGATGGCCGGCGACTGCGAACGCGACCGCGGCCGCGAGCGGATGGATGCCTCGGGCGTTCCAGGCGAGCAGAGCTCCGGCGGTCGAGTGGTCCACTCGTTCGCGCGGTCCTCCGGCCGCGGTGTTGCGGAGATAGCTTTGGAACTGTGGCGCGTATTTACCTATATCGTGCCACATCGCCGCGAGGTTGCCCCAGTCACGTGAATCAAACTTTGCAGCGAATCCTGCGGCTCCGAGAAAGTCATCTCGGCCGGTTGCGACCCGCTGAAGATGATCGATGAGCGGTTCCCACGCCAAGCCGGAGCCCTCGGGCGCCGAGTGAGCGAATACCACGTCAGTCGAGGTGACACTGCGAGCCATAAGGGTGAGCCTTCTCGCGGGGCGTTTGCGATTATCAAGAGCAGCAACAACGTGAAGATCGCTGAGCGTGAGTTAGTGTATCGAAACGAAAGGACCAGTTGCGACGGTCAATCGCCCGGCTCGCACCGACAGGTGGATGCACTTCAACCGCGACCTTTCGAGCGAGCTTGAGGGCAACGGTGAAGCGAGTACTCCGGAAGTACGGCTACCCGCCTGACAAGCAGGAAGCCGCGACCGATACGGTATTGGAGCAGGCGGAAGCCCTGTGTAGCGGTCTTGTCAGTTGATCAGCCTGCGTGTGTCGCTCGATTCGCCCGCGCGAAGAGCGACGTGGGTTTTGGCTGTCCTTGAAGGGGAGCGCTTCTGGGCGATGTGGGCAGGTGCCCACGTGGCGCAGCTGAATCCGCGATTGCATGCCTTGCCTTTACGCTATGTCCAGCCACACATGGTGCGGCCGTCGTTGCTCGACGTGCCGCCCACGGTGGGCGGATCTCGGGCCACGGCGGCAACTGGAGATTCGCCATGAAGAACGCAAAGGCCAGCACGCCCGCCAAAACCGCCCTGAATGCCAACAGTTCGCCCGTGTCCGCACCCAAGCGCCGGGCTGGACGCGTGGCCATCGATGCCAAGGTCGCGGCACAGCCAAGCGTCGCGGGCAACGCCGCCACGCCCAAAGCGAAGAACAAGGGCAAGGAGAATCCCTTGGTCGGAAAAGACGCGGCCCGCGCGGCAAAGCCCGCCACCAAGCCATTGGTGAAACCGGACCGCACGGCTCCCGCGAAAGCGGGCGAAGGTCGCAACGCGAAGCAGGTGAGTGCAAATGTGCCACGGACAGGTCGGGCAAAACTCAGCGCGTTGGACGCGGCTGCATTGGTGCTGGCTGATCTCCCCAAGAGCGAGGCCACGACGGGCATCGGAGCGAACGACCTGATTGATCGCATGCAATCAAACGGTCTCTGGCAGAGCCCGGGTGGCAAGACGCCTTCCGCGACGCTTTATGCCGCGATGGTGCGTGAGATCAACGCGAGGGGCGATGCATCGCGCTTCGCACGCATCGCCAAGGGCCGCTTCGCACTCGCGGCGGGAATCATGAAGCCCGCGAAGTCGCTCGTCGCCCGCCCAGTTGGTGGTGCCAACCCCAAGGGTGAGGTGAAGACGCCAGCGAAGCCTGAGCCAAAGCCTGGCAGCGTGAAGCCCACCAATGGCAAGCCCGCCAGCAAGTCCGGGGCGAAAGCATGAGCATGACACGATCACAGGTCGACATCGATCTGGATCAGTTGCCACGGATGCCGCTGACGCGGCTCCGTGTGCTTTGGGCTGAGCAGATCGGCAAGGCGAAGCCGCCCGTCCAGAAGCGACTCCTGATCCGCGAACTCGCGTGGCGGCTGCAAGAGCGAACGCACGGCGGCCTCGATGCTGAAACCACGCGGCTTCTGAAGTCGGCGATGCGAGCAGTGGGGCAAGCGCGGCGGGATCGCGATGCGGACGAGCGAGCGGCTGCGCAGCCAACCGCCACCACCGAGTCCGATGACGCTGACCCGAAGCGAGCCCCAGCACCATCGCGTGTGAAACGATTGGGCCAGCGAGTCGCCGCCCTGCCGCCCTCGTCGCGACTGGTCCGCTTCTGGGGCGGAGTCAGCCACGAGGTCACAGTGCTGGACGGCGGCAAGCGATACCGGTATCGCGAGCATGAGTACCGCAGCCTGAGCGAGATTGCCCGCATCATCACGGGGACCCACTGGTCGGGTCCCCGTTTCTTTGGGGTGGCCGCGAGCAGCACCGCCCTCAACTCGAAAGGAGGCAAACGATGACCACGCGCGCCATCCGCTGCGCGGTCTACACGCGCAAGTCCAGCGAAGAGGGCTTAGAGCAGGCGTTTAACTCCCTCGACGCCCAGCGCGAAGCGGGCCTCGACTACATTAAGAGCCAGAAGCATCAGGGCTGGCTCGCGGTGAACGCGTCCTACGACGACGGCGGCTATTCGGGCGGGTCGATGGAGCGGCCCGGATTGCAGCGATTGCTCGCCGACATCGGTGCTGGCCGGATCGATGTGGTGCTGGTCTACAAGGTGGACCGCCTCTCACGCTCACTGGCCGACTTCGCGCGGCTCATGCAGGTCTTTGATGAGCACCGCGTTTCGTTTGTCTCGGTTACCCAGCAGTTCAACACCACGACGTCGATGGGCCGCCTTACGCTCAACATGCTGCTGTCATTCGCGCAGTTCGAGCGTGAGGTTGCGGGTGAACGCATCCGCGACAAGATCGCCGCCACAAAACGCAAGGGCGTCTGGGTGTGCGGCCAGCCGCCGCTGGGCTACCGCCTCGCGCCCGACGGCACTGACAGACGTATCCGCATCGTCGACTCTGAAGCCAAGCTGGTGAAACAGATGTTCACCGGCTACGCCGCCACCGGATCGCTCGTGAAGACCGTGACCGTGCTCAATTCCGCCGGGCATCGCACCAAGCGTTGGGACAGCGTTGGCGGCAACACACGCGGCGGCAGGCCGCTCGACACCAAGTATCTTTATCGCGTCCTCACCAACCCGATCTACATCGGGAAGATCGCGCACACGCGGATGGTCGACGGCACGTCGCAGACGGACGTCTTTGAGGGCATCCACGAGCCGATCGTCGAACGATCGCTGTGGGACCGGGTGCAGAGCGTGATGGCCACGGCGAACCGCGAAACCCAGCACCGCTGGACCCACACTCATCTACTCAAGGGCAAGCTGCGAACCAGCGAGGACTACGCGATGAGCCCTGCCTCAGTGCAGCGCATCGTGCGGCGGGATGGCAGGCCGACCAAGGAACGCCGACTCGTCCGCTACTACGTCAGCCAAAAGGCAATCAAGCTCGGCTACGCGACTTGCCCCATTAAGACGATCAACGCGACGCGGCTGGACGAACTGGTGCGGTCGGTGGTGTGTGATCATCTTCGCGCGGCCCACAAGATCGACCTGGTCGCGCAACCGCCCGAGGCATGCGACCATTGGGTGCGAGCCGTGGTGGATCGTGTTGTGCTTGCACCCGAGAGCGTGCGTGTCGAGATCACGAGAGACCAGATTGAGGCGTGCCGCGAAGCGTTGGCCGCCACTGCCCCGCGAAAGCACCACGCTCGCGAAACCTCACCATGCCAGACGTGCCCGTTCACGCCTGAGGTCGAAGCCACGCAGCGCGGCGTGGCGTTGACGCTTCGGCTCCAGATCAAGCGTTTGGACGGCAAGCGGATGCTGCTCAGCCCAGATGGGCACGGACTGGTCGCGACTTGCGAGCCCAGCGCTGCCGAGCATGTCCGAACCGCGATCGGACGCGCATTCGCATACCGCGAAGAACTGCAACGCACGGGCGGCACCATCCGACAACTCGCGGCGCGGGTCGGCCTGACCGAGAGCCGCGTGAATCGGGTGCTGCTCCTGACGCGCTTGTCGCCAGCGATCCTGAAGCGTGCGTTGTCGGGCACGCTGCCGCCGGGCATCGGCATGGACGACTTGATCGCGGCGGCGTACCACCTCGATTGGTCGCGCCAGGCCAAGCTGCTGCACATCTGAAAGGCGAGTCGGTTTGGGCAGCCGCCAGCGGTGGTGCATGCGGGTCTCTATCGCCCGAACGCCCCATGGTCCGCCGCGTGCGAGCCCCAAAGCACAAAAACCGTTCCGCGGAAATCGGCCCCAGAGACTTTCGGGGGTCATGCGGCCACATATCGCGTCTCTGGACGCTTTCCCGGAGACGCCGCGCGGCGAAGGCGAGCGTTTCACGCGGCAGAACGCGACGAATTCAAAAACGAAAAGACTCACCCCGACTTTCAAGGGGGTGAGTCTCTCGTACAAGCGGGGAATGGACCCGGATACGGCAGAGCGTCTCTGGTTTAGGGTTGGGCTTGCCTCAAAACGATGTCACCTTTGTCACCCTTTTGAAATGCCAAAAGTGACAATGTCCAATAAAAGCATCGTTCTGACTGCAAGAGCGAGGAAAAGCGGCCGAGCCTTGCATGTCACCCCTGTTTGGGGGTGACACGCGGAGATTGACAGTGAATGAGTGACCGACGGGTTCGGCGCGACCGGGCTGCGGAGCAGCCGGGGCGAGCCGAATTCGTGGCGTTGGTGTCTTAGATCGGCGCATCGCGGCAGCGTGGAAGCGCGGCACCGCCGCATGCCCTTATAGATAGATGCAGGCGAAGAAAACGCCCCTGGGACGCTCCCGCTAGGGGTACACCTGCTCGTCTGCGCGGCTGGACGGGGCTTCAAAGGCAAAATCGTGCTGTAGCAAAACCGGCGAATGGCCATGCTGGAGCCATGGCCGACTTCTATCTGCGCTTGATGTCGGTACTGGCTGCGGCTTCTCACGATCAGCTTCGCGTCCAGATCCAATATCTGCGTGCCGAGAACCAGATCCTCCGCGCGAAGCTGGGGCGTATGGTTCGTACGACGCCTGAGGAACGGGCTCGGCTCGTGCAACTGGCGGCAGCGGTGGGGGACGCGATCAAAGAACTGGTCTCGATCGTTCAACCCTGCACGCTTCTGAAGTGGGCGCGCCAGGCCAAGTCCGGGGTCAGCGCTCCGACCGCGCCTGTGCGCAAGGGTGGGAGCCGGCGTACTCCCGATGAGGTGCGAGCGCTCATCGTGCGCCTGGCACAAGAAACGGGCTGGGGTCTGACTCGGATCTGGGGCGAACTCCGCAAGCTGGAGACGGGTGTGTCGCGGACGACGATCAGCAAGATCCTCAAGGAGCACCACATCCCCATCAGCCCTAAGCGCAAGGAGCCAAGCTGGGAGAACTTCATCACGTCGCATGCGCGGACGTTGTGGGCATGCGATGTAGTGACTCAGCCGATGCTGACCTGGCGCGGCTGGGTGCACATGTTCTTCCTGGTGTTCATGCACGTTGACACTCGCCGCGTGGTCGTGAGCGGGGTCACCACCAGGCCTACCGCTCGCTGGGCCAAGCGTGAGACCAAGATGTTTATCGAGGCGGAGGAGGCCAGACAGGAACTGCCGACACAGACGAATGCGCTGATCGCGCGAGCGCGGTGCAGAGCATCAGAGCGGGCGGGAAAGTGGGGGTGGGCAGGAGCGAGGGAAAGAGTTTGGGTCGGGATGTGGAGCTGGGCAAAAGCGACGGCGAGAGACTGTGCCGCGTGCGAGCAAAAGTGGTCGTGGGGCAACTGATTCATGACCGTGACGGGAAGTTCGGTCTGGGGTTTGACGTCTTCTTGCGGCGAAGGGGTGTTCAGCCTGTGCGCATTCCAGCCTTTTCGCCAAATCTGAATGCGTATGCAGAGCGATTCATTCGGACACTGCGAAATGAGTGCCTTGATCAGTTCGTCGTGATGGGGAGGCGGCACCTGCGCCATCTGCTCGCAGTGTACAGCAGCTACTACAACCATCAAAGACCACATTCTGCTTTGGAGCAGATCACGCCGTGCGGCGTGGGGGAAGTGGTGATGTTGAGCGGCGGGAAGCGGGCAACAGCAGAGGCAAGGACAAAGGCAGAAGCGGGTACAGAGGTAGAAGGCCGCGATCCGCTGAGCGTCACCGCTGCGCTGCCAGCGCAAGCACCAGAAGGTGGATGGGTGATGGGCGCAACACGCGATGGGAAAATTGGGGACGTGCCGCACAGCATCGCCGTTGCATGTGACGTCCATCTCGGCGGCGTGATCCGGTCCTATCGGAGGGCGGGGTGAACGCACAAGGCCATCGTGTGCGAAATGTAGAGCAAGCGACTGTGTTACCGGAGTGTAGATGAACGTGGCCGAGTGATTCTCTGAGTTCGCTGACGCGACACCGACCTGATCCGGTGTTTATAGAACACTCGGCCAGCCCAGTTTGCCCGCTAGGGCGTAGCCGACCGTCAGCATGCGGTTCATGCTTTGCGAGCGTCTTATCTGCCACGCGATCAATTGCCCGGAGCGGATCGCCCCGAGGCACAATCGCTTCGAGAATGAACTTGCCGAGCGAGTTGGCCTCACGCACGACATGTCCTGTCATGCTACCAACTTCGCACAGGCCGCCTCACCAGCTACGCAAGAAACAGGACTTTTCCACGGCCCGCTCGTTCAAATCCTCGCAAGCCAATTCAGCAGACCAGATGGCTTCGGCACGCGCCGAAGCCATTGATGTTTATGGGGAACTCTCGCGCAAAGGCTGTCGTGCTGATGTGCCCTGCCATGAGCCCCTCGACTTACAGCAACATGAGTGTCATCTTTACCAGCAGCGGCTACATTGCCCGTCGCTTCAAACCCCACGCTGAGGTCGGCATGATCGGCATCAACGTCGGCGTCCCCGCCCCCCATGGACGTCTTCCCTTCGCCGGCTGGAGAAGCTCCTTTGGGCGACCCGAACGCGAACGGCGAGAATGGGATGAAGTTCTAGACCGAGAGCAAGCGGTCGTGGCGCGGGGGATGTGACTATATTGCTGCGCTCGAACAAGACGTGACGCCGCTGACCGAAAGGACGCTCGATGTGCTCGGCAACAACGTTGATCTACATTGACGAATGTGGGCACACCGGCGTTGATCTACTCAACGCGGCGCAGCCCTTTCTCGTCACGTCGTCGTTGCGCTTCACGGAAGCGGAGGCGATAGAGCTTCTCGCCCCACTCAAACGCGTTACGCAAGCAGACGAGGTCAAGTATTCGAACCTATCCGGACGTCCTCGAGGGCAACAGGCCATCTTGCAGTTGTTCAACAAGCTGGACGCTCAACAAGACCGCGTCTTGTTTCAGCTGATGCACAAGCGCTATGCGCTCCTCGGCAAGTTGCTTGACCATGTCCTTGAGCCCTACTGCTTGGCCCGTGGCGTCGACTTCTACCGCGACGGACGGAATCTCGCGATGACGAACGTGATGTACCTTTGCGGTAATGCTTTCGACCGGGCTCGCTTCGACTCGATGCTCGCGGCGCTTCAAACGATGTTCCGCAATCACACCCAGCAGTCCGTCCGAGAAGCCCATCAATCCGTCGTTGAACTTTCCCGCGTTGGCCCAGAGATGCGGAAGCTCTGTGGTGACATTCTTGATGCATTCACTTGGCGGAGCGGGATTCCTAACGGGTGGGCGACGATGGACAGGTCAGACCTCGAACTCCAGAATGCCTCGCTTTTTTCGCTCGCTCTCGAATGGAACTCACAGATCGACGGCGACTTGGTCATCGTCGCGGACGAATCGTCCGAACTTCGGTCTGGACTCGATGTACTAAAGGCATTTTCTGACCCGGACGGGCCGTCTCCGACGGTCGTCGGTGGCAGACGAAAGGCATCGCTGCCTCTACGGATCGCCGACATTCGCCTTGTGGACTCGAAAATGCACCCGGGAGTGCAACTCGCCGACATTGCGGCTGGTGCGATGACGCATGCGTATCAGGTTCTCAACGAATGTGCAACGCCTGTCGCTGGGTACAGCACCGAGGTGTTGGGAATCGTCAGCAAGTGGGAACGGGTCCTCCAAGTGGTACCGCATGCCGCCGTCACCTCGAAGGAATTGGACCGCGAAAACTACGACGGCGCGGCGTTCCTGAACGCAGGCGTCGAACGCTTGGCTCAAGCGCGAAAGCGGCAGGCAAAGCGGTCGCTCCTCTGATACCCTTCTACAATGCGGGAGTTCTGGAAACATCCAGAGTGGCTCGCGTTTCGCGAACGGGTTCTCGAATCCGACGGGTATCGGTGCCGAGCGTGCGACCGCCCCGCGAGTCCGAAGGTAATTCTTCAAGTCCACCACAAGAAGTATGTGGACGGTCGGAAGCCTTGGGAGTATTCGCCCGCGGAGGTCGAATCCCTATGTCGCGGCTGCCACGGCTCGCGACACCGATTCTGGCCGCCGCTTGCCGGGTGGGAGGAAGTGGGGGAGGATGACTTGGGAAGCCCCGATGGTGAGTGCGAACTCTGCGGGAATTCGATTCGCTACGTGCACGAGCTTTGGCACCCAGATTGGGGCTACCTCGACGTGGGCGTCGGGTGCGACGACACCCTCACCGCCTTGGAAGGACTATCTGAACAGCAACTTCTAGAGCGCCGCGCATCCCGATTCGTCAAGTCTGCAAGATGGAAACAGCAGGATAACGCGGCGATGATGGAGTACTACGGAATCGAAATTCAGATCTCGCAGCGAATGGGGACTTTTCACATCGGAATGAACGATGCCACCAGCATTCGAAAGTGGTATCCAACGCTCGACCACGCCAAGACAGAGGCATTCGCGGCAATCCACACCGGGAGGGTTACGGAGTGGCTACTGAAAAAACGGAATACCACTACGCAAGCTAGCCAATGTTAAGAGAAAACAGCGTGCGCCCGTCACGACTCAAATGGGAGTAAATGCTTCTTCAACGCCAGTGGTGGCCTCGGTGGATGGCCCCGTTTGAACGATCTCCACTCCATTCCCTCACCCCGCAAGGGCCGATTCCTAGAGGGGCGATTGGGCGCGCGGGAGGCGGAGGTTAGAAACACAGCATCGCTGTCAAATGCGACGTCAGTCTCGGCAGGGTGATCCGGTCATATCGGACGGCCGAGTGGGAAATACGAGTGTCATTCGAAAAATGAATCCAAACGGGCACAGAGTGCAGGGCACGACTAGTTACGGTTGACATCGGATCGAGTTTTGACACAATGTCGAATCAGCTCGTGTCGGGCTCTGGTTTGTGTAAGAGAACTCCGCCAGTAGTATTGCGGTATCGTTGTAGCGTGTTCACACGAGAGCAACACAGGGGAGTTGAGTTGACCATGGCAAAGCGCACGTTCTTCGCGGCAGATGATCGCTTGGGTGTCGCGATTTCACGCTGCCATCTGAAACCGCTAGCCATCGCACTGAGCGCAAGCTTGGCAGCACACGCCAGCGCCCAGCAGGTCACGGCTAATTGGCTCAATCCAGTCAGCGGTCTTTGGACAGAACGAAATCCATATGCAAGTCAAAAATTTACTAATGACCTAATACTGCTCTACAAATGAACCGTTAGCGAGATCAATTACCACAACTGAATTGACACTTCCGACAGTTCGTCGGATGACAATCTTATCATGAGACTCGCTTACCAACGTCCCAGTGTATCCGCTAGACGCACCACGTAAACCAAACGTCGCCCCAAAACTTGTGCTAGGGCCATTGCAAACAAGTGTCCTTGGAGATAGTTTATCTACAACAATTACTTTTGAAACTCCTGAATTTTCTGTGACATACAAATCATACATGTTAGTTGAAAAGTTACAGGGAGGCTCCCCTTTTAATCCTGGATATCGTTCCTGGCCGATTACTAGGCTGCGAAGGGGAGCGCTGTGGATCCCAAACCGTTGAAGCCAGCTGTGTTGTTCTTCAATTCGAACGACACCTGTGGAAGAGTGGACAGGGATCGAGCCAATCTCCCAGCGGCAATGAATGAATGTCCAAAGACTGAGAATCAACGCAGCGACAGTAATTGCTAATGTCGCCAATCTATGACCAAGTGTTTTGTTTGTCACTGGCTTACTTTCGTAGAAGCGTCTTCAGTTTGGGGAACATAACTTGATTTAGATCCGCAACATGGCTTGCAGCAGAAGCTGAGTAAACTGCGAGTGTTTCCCCAATAAAGTGGTTATAGGTATACACACCGTAAGCAAACGCGCCCATCGCCATGGGGCCATCGTAAGGCCCGTACCAGGGCTGAAAGCCGGAATGGGATGGTGACATTTTGTCGGTAAACGCGTGAAACACTTGTCCCAACTCCGCCACTGCAGACTTTATCTCGCTCAATGACTCCGCAGATTTTTTATTTTGAAGCAATTTTCTCGCGTTACGACCTTTGTTATAAGCAGCTGCAACATGCGTGTTTACAAACGAATTATATTTTGCCTGGGCTGCCGATTTGGGCTCGCTGCCGGCGGACATTGCATGCTCGTATGCAGTTGCCGTACCTTGTGCCCCAAGAAATGCTATGGGGCCGGATGGTTGATTTTCGCCGTCCACCAGGTCGCTATTATCCTTTAGAATTTGTTTGACATCGACTTTGTCGCACCCCCAAGGATGTTGAGAATAGTCAGTTGACGGCAAGTACGGGTCGAGCCAGTCGTCTACCATCGCGTGGTGAACAGGTGTCCCCCACATTCCAGTCGGGTCAATCGCATTTAGTGAATTATTGTTTACAAACGTTGAGAGTCCAACCGATCCAGCTTCTTCGACCGGGTCTCGATTTAGCCACCGACCGACACTTGCTGAAACGTATCGCCGTCCAAAGTAACTCAACCCCGTCTCCTGATCGGCGTACTTGCTGCTGAAGCGGATGGGGAAACTGGAGCTTGCCGAGCCCGCGACGGCCGTGGGCTCACCAAACGGACCATACTCAAAGCGGGCCTGGAGCGTACCGGAGCTGTTGTACACAGCCCGCACGTCACCGCGGCTATCGCTGGTGACGTAACGGATGTTGGAGTTTGTGAGCGCATTGCCGCCGTCTTGGGTGTAGAGCAGGCCACCGATGCCGGCCGCGCCGCCGCGCGAGCCCGACAGGTCGATGCCCCAGCAGTAGCCGCGGATCAGGCCGCCCGAATTGTTCAACTCGGCCGAGAGCAGCCACCCATCCCACGCAAAGCGGATGTCGGTGATCACGGTCCAACCGACGTTGATTGTTGAGGCCAGTGTCGTGCCGGGCTCGATCTCTGTGGCACCTTCATCGATGCCTGTCATTCCCGATGGCGTGAGCACCTCAGGATTTTCCTCGATGTTCCCGCCACCACCCCCACCAGAATTCGCATTTCCAGTGCCGCCGCCGCCACTCGGCGGGTTGGGCACCAGCACCACTTTGCGGACGCGGCGGTGCTGGCTGTCATAACTGAACTGCAGCCGCAACGGCTGAGCAAAGAGCGGCTTGAGCTCGTCGCGGACCTCCATTGCCACCAGTCTATTCTCCCCGTCCCAGGAATAGTTCCAACGTCCGTCCTGGGTGAGATTGCCATCCGCGTCATACGTGAACTGCTCGGGCGTGGCCGGCAGGAACACATTCAACGGCTGGGCCAGATGCGACACCGTAACGCCCGCCGCGAAAGCGGAGTTCACGCTCGGCCACTCCTTGGGGAACCAGTAGTACTGGTCGTACGGCGCGGCCAAGCCGCTCCGCCACACCGCCTGGCTGTCCACCGTCAACGTGCCGGGGGCGTACCCCGCGATATCCAGCACGCGCGGCACCGTCCGCTCGGTGTACTGGTTGAGCAGGTTCGCCGAATATGTCGCCAGGCGCGGCAGCGTGCTGAAGCTGGGCACGCCGTCCGTCGCCGTCGTGGCTGTGCGGTTGCCGATGTGATCGAAGCTGTAGCCGAAGCGATAGCCCGGCACGTCCAGATCGTCATCCTCGGATTGGGCGACGCCTGCGGGCATGTAGCGGCGACCGCTGGTGACCTGGCCGAGCGTGTCGTACTGGAACTTCCAGTAACTCCCATCGGGGTCGGTCGCGCGATCGCGGTGCCCCTTGGCGTCGTAGCGATAGGCGAAGGCATCGGTGGTCGGGGTGCCGCCCGGGTTCATGGTCCACGTCAGGGATTTGACGCGATCGAGATTGTCGTGGGTGTAGGCTGCCGAGCCTGTCGTGATCGCCCCGGCGGTGTGTTGCAGGCCGGACAGGAGGCTTGAGTGCGGCTTGTAGGTGTATGTGGTGACGAAGCTGCCTCGCGTGACAGTACTCAAACGTGAAAGTGCGTCGTACCCGAGCACGTTGTAGGCGCGCGTGTTGTTGGCCCCAGTGCCCATAGTGAGCTGGTAAATCGAACGGCGAAGTTGTGCGTCGTAACTGATCGTCGTCTTGAGCCCGTTGAGGATGCCCGCGGTGTATTGCTCCACCTTGGGTTGATCGGACACGTCATACTCGAACGAGCGCGTGCCCGCCCCGTCGATGAGTGACTTCACGCGGCCGCGACGGTCGTACTCGTACGTGACGGTTGGCGTGCCATCGCTGTAGGTAACGGAAAGAAGTTCGCCTGTGTTGGCGCTGTAGATGTAATCTGCGTAGGCACCACGCGCCCACGTGCGGCGTTTGAGCTTGCCATCCGCAAAGTAGGTGTAGCTCGGCCCGACTCCCGTCGCACCGGCGGTGGTCGCGTGCGGGTAGAGCTTCTGGAGCAATAGACCGGACTTGGAGTCATAGTTCCAGGTTGTGACAGCGGCGGTGGAGTCAGAGACAACCTGAGAAATGGTGTTGTCCAGGTCGCGTGACTTCTGGCGGGTCTTGAGCGTCTTCATCCGGCCCACAGCGTCATAGGTGTATTCGACCGGGTAGGACTCGCCACCCCAGATCTTGCTGGCTTCACCGGTGGGGTAGTACTCGGTGTTGGTCGTGATATTCGTCTCGACGCCGCCAGTCTGAGACTCTGTGCGCGTCACGCGTCCAAGGGCATCGTAAGTATTCGTGACGACAGTCGATGGCTGACCCACCTCGGCGGGCGGGCTGGTCACGGTGAGCACGCGATCGGCGTTGTCGTAGGTGGCGATGGTTTCGCGATCATCGGAAGTGTCGGTGGGTGTGCCACGCGTGTCGGTGACTTTGATCTGACGACCGTGGGCGTCGTAGGTGTATGTCACCATTGCCTGCAGCGTGCCGCTGGCGACGGTGCCGATGTAGTTCGCTGCGGAAATCGGGCGTCCATACTGACTGATGCTGACGGATTCGTTGCCGTCCGGGCTGACGGAAACCTGCGTGCTGGTGGATGTTGGCGCATCATCGCTTGACCGCGAATTGGTCAGCACGCCGAAGCTGGCGGACCATGACTTCCGCCCGTCAACGCTGGAATCGCTGGTCGATGTGGTGATGACGTACGGCGTGCCGCTGGAATCCCAGACATCGGACACGGAGCGTTGCACCGTGGACACCACGCTGCCGTCGGTGCGTTGGGTCGTAAAAGAACGCGAGCGGCTGATGCGATCGGTAGCGGTGACGCCGAAGTCGATGACGCCATTGCCGTTCACATCGAGAGCCTGAATCGTCCAGTCACCTGCCCAGTCGGTGGTACCGGAGCTGGCCGGTGCCTCTTCGGGGCCATGGCCTTCGAGGCGGAGCGTTTTGACACCAGACGCGTCAATGGACGCGAGCAACCGGCCGCGGGTGCCAAAAGTGCTGCGCGATTCAAGGATCGTGGTGGTGCCGTCTGCGGCGGGCGAGGTGGAACGATAGCCCCGACCCAGCGAGTCGGTGTAAGTTTTGGACCACGCATCCGTGTTGGCGGGAGAACCGTCACCAAGCCGGATCGACCTGGTGAACAATACCGGCGTGCCGCCTGCGAGCGCAGCATCGGTTTCCACGCCGTACTCCATGCGCGTCGCATGGACCGCCGTGCCGGAAGTCTCTTTCGCGTGACCGTCGGGATACGCGACGTCGATACTCACAGGGGCGGCGAGTGGACCCGTGCCGTCGGGGTCGGGCATTGTCGTGGTGTTCGTAATCGAGCCTGCGGCGAGCGTGTACGCGAAACTGGTGGTGTCGCCAAGCTGGTCCTTGGTCCAAGCTTCACGGCCTGCGACGTCGTAGCCGGTTTCCGACTGGAGCATCGTTGAATCGTCAGCGCCAACTCGTATCGCTTTGATCGTCCGATCCAGTGCATCGTACTCGTAAATCGTCGACTGCTGTGCCGGTGTGCCCAGCGCGCTGGTCACCATCGTCACTCGCCCAAGCTGGTCTTTGGTGGTAAGCGTTGTGAGACCCGTTGCGTCGGTATCCGTGCCACTCCCGCAGCAATCACTGAACGTGCGTGTGTCAAGGCTTCCATCAAGAGCGGTGAACTCGGTCGGCCTGCCGAACGCATCCGTCGTCCAGTTCGTCGCGACTGTGCGCGAAGTGACAAGCGTGTCCGGCCACGACGCAGGGCCCGATGCATTGTGCTGGACATCCAGGCGGCTATTGCCAGCGCCAAGCGCACCCTGAAGGTCACGTGTTTCGCGCAAGAGGACCTGCCCGCTCGGGCCTTCGACCTTCACCGTAATTATGCCATCGCGCGGCATCAAGTTCGCGCCCGGCTTGAGCGGGAAGCAACCCGTCAAAGCCGCGGGGCCTTTGACCATACGGATGACCTGCGCTTGAACTTGACTCAGTGGCTGACCGCTTGGCGGCTGGAAGACACCGTAGTCCGCGAGCGTTGGTGCTGTGCTGCCGGAGGGCAGTGGATAGCTGCGGTGGAAGTATCTCGTCACGGTCCCGTTCGATTCGAGTCGGACATCCAACCGGCCGCGCAGCCAGGGCTGCTGGACTTCGTCACGGCTGAAGCGTCGCTCGTGACTCACTAGGTGCGGTGTCGCAAATGGATCGGTGAGAACGGACTCAAGCCATGTTTTTAGCGCCGTGTCGTTCGGCAGCGCGAATCGACCTGTTGCGTCGGGCGCGCAGCGAATCTCCGTGACGTCATCAGGCGTCGGGATTGGGTCACCATTCCCGTCGAGCTGGACGGTATTGGCCCAGTTGATCGTGAATGATCGGGCAACTTCGGAGCCCATGACTTCTTCGGTGCGCCATGTGATTTGTTCAGGCGTCGTATCAGATCCGCTACCCACTGAGAAAAGCGCGACGCTGTTGGAGCGGCCAAACCGCTCGACGCGGTTTTGGCTCTCGCCTTGTGCCTCAGTATGGTCAAGGTACTGAGATACCTTTTTGATCAGCCAACCGTGAGAGTCATAGATGTAGCGTTCCCAATGTCCGGATGGGGCTGTCTGCCCAGTAATGTGATGCGAAGACGATTCATTTTCCAGGCCGGGGTCCCCGTCATAGTCCCATGTCGTGACGAGATTTGCACCATCGGGATCAGTAACGTGTCTCGCTGGCTCCTTAACGCGCAAGAGCAACTCGTCGCTCCAGTGGCGCGGCCCAGCATACGGGTATGACGACACTTGAGAAGCGGCGAGCCAACCATTACTCCAGGGGGAGGTCGCCGGCCATTCCGGGAACCAACGAAAATAAGTCACTTCGTCTGATATAGGCTGAGCGTCGTTGCCCCAAATTAGCTTACGCTCGCTCGTAAGGAGCCGACTTTGGCCGCCGCCGATGGACTCGAACTCACTACCGTAATACAAGCTCGTTTTGCGATAAGTTGGTGAACCCTTGTTCCCTTCAATCAGGCTCCATGTCTCAGTACCAAGCGACTGAAACCTTTGAGCAGGCGGAAGGTTCGAAGGAGCAGGGTTGACCTGCTGGATGTTAAGGCTCTGCCGAAACTCGTTGCGATGCCGCAGCTGGCCCCCGACGACCTCGTCGCAAATAAAACTACCAGTAACGCGGAAGATACCCCAAGGGTCCACAGTTGCCGGAGGTGCTGGAACCATCTCGTCGTCGTGCGAGTTTGCGTTTGACGGCTGCATCCAAGTCATGCTGAAATAGAAATGGAGCTCCTTGTACGGTACCAAGGGAGCACCATACTCGTTCACAAAGTTGTACAAGTACTCGTTTGGGGACGCTGCCATTGGAGGCTGGACTGGAAGCTTGTAGAAACGGATCGCGAATTTCCAAGGATCTGACCAGCCACCAGATTTAAAGTCCACATACAGATCTTTAACACGTAGCTGCCGAATGGGGCGCTGGACATTTTGCCCGGACACGATCGGCTCGTAAATCGCCTCTTTGTCAACGGCAGAAATAGAGCGATCAAGCTCAAGTTGAATAATGTTGCGAGTCGCGACTTCTGCAGCACCTGGCCCAAGCGTCACTTCGTGGCCTCCGCCACTTGATGCGGAGAGCGACTCGATAATGCCACCATAGACGACGTCCTCGTCGCCACCTAGCAAGGTATCAGAGCGCATGAGGATGTAACCCAGGTCGCCCCGGCTGTCACTCCCAAGCGGCAAAAGCACTTGTAGGCCGTTCAAATCTACAACCACATCACCGGGTGGACACTGTGAACACGATCGATACTTATCAACGACGGTGTCTGGTCGAGAGGGAATGCCTTTTCTGACTTTCCGATAGGCAATTGGGGACGAGTCGTAGGGCTGCGCAGCGGGTCCGACCAGCGAAGGCGGCGGGGTTTCGGGATGAACATACGGCCACGAGTCGTCGCTCGCGACAGTGTCGCACATTTGATTCAAAATGCCAATCCGTTCGCACGGGTCCTGCTCTTTCTGCACTGGAGGGTCTTCATCCGGCACCAAGCCATCCCAGTGGGTTCCTGGGGGAAACGCTTGGTCGCCTAGGCCCTTGCGTATCGAGTTGTAGTATGCCTGAGGATCAGTGACGGTATATCGTGGACAGCCAGTATCCCGCGGATCAAGCAGTAAGTCGCGCATTCGTCGAAACAACTCGTCCAAAAGTGCTTCGAGGAATGCCGGATCATCAATCATGTCTCCCCAGAAGCCATCCGCGGGATTCCAAGGAGCGGGCGTTCCCCCACCAGCATTTTGTTTTCCTTCGCCAGCCTCATCATCGCCGTCTTTGCCGCCACCCCCGCCATCGCCGTCCTTGTCATCCTTACACTTTTCGTCCCTGTCAGGCGATCGCGAGCCCGAATCCTGCGGTTGCCCCCCATGCGCCTGGGCGAGATCGTTGATCCGTCGCATAATCGCAGCAAGGTCACCCTTCGCGCAGCCACCTCGAGAGGGTTCATTGGATTCGGGTGCCTTTGCGATTCCGCCAGGAGCAGTTGCCCAGTCCTGCTGACCAAGTGCTGGCGTTCCCATGAGCAACAGCGTGAGTGATGTGGAGAACGCGCGACTTGCTTGACGACTGAAGTGCATCGGGTTTCCTTTCGTGCAACCGATTCGACACTTGGTGTATCACATCCGTACAGCCTCGTCAAACTCATGGTTGCAGTGAAAAGCAACACTGCTCAACTTTTCCACAATCGCTTCGGCTGTCAAACGATTGCTCTGCATAACTTGGTCGATTGACGCAAACTTAACACAAATCATCGTTGCCGGTCTGGTAGCATGTTTCAGCTGGAAGCTCGGAGAATTCGACGCGATCGGTCGGGCCCTGTCTTCGCTCGTCGAGCGGCTGGACGAATGCGGAACGGTTCGATAGTCTTGACGCATGTTCAATCGCCGCAAGCGATCGCGTTGGGCCGCGGTTTCGGCTGTGCTTTGCATCAGCGTGCCAGTTTGGGTGATGGCTGAGCCTCCGAAGTCCACAGACATCCAACTTGCTTCGCAACTCGAGCTCCCCCGCCTCGTCGATCTCGCAGCGGCGCGGCTGGCGGTGAAGGTGGAGTACGACCCCGCAGTGCTCAAAGGCACCGTCGCGCTGCGCGGGTTGGAGGCGATGAGCGGCGAGCAACTGTGGGAACTCACAAATCAGTTACTGGCCTCGCGTGGGTTTACGACGGTGCGGCCGCCGGGCGCGGCGACGTATTCGGTTGTTCGATTGCAAGAGGCCGCCGCGCTTGCGGGGCTCGGCGGGTTGCCCGCACTCGTCGAGCAAGCGCAACTGACGGGCAACACGACACCAATAACGCTCGAAGAAAATGCTCAGGCGAGCAGGTCGGATGCAGCTGCTCTTGGAGGTCCGTCAGCAGGCTTCACCGCCGATGTTGTGCGGCTAGAGCATCTCGCGCCAAAAGATGCGGCCGATGCTGTGAAGTTGGTGCTCAGCAAGACTGGTTCAACCGCAACGCCGCTCGGTAAAAACTTGCTCATGATCGCCGATTTGACGCCACGCATCGCGGATGCCAAGCGGTTGCTCGCGTGGCTGGATCGTCCAACTGAAGCGGGTCTGGTGGACGAGATCCCACTCAAAAACATCTCCGCCGCGGCGCTCGTGTCACTTGCGAATCAGATTGGTGGCAAGCGTGACGCGTCGGCGGTGGGTGCAGTTGCAGGAAACGCGGGCACTGGCCGCACACCGGGAGACCTGATCGCCGCACCGGGTGGTGGGAGCGTCATCCTTGTGTGCCCGCCCGAGCACGCGGCCTATTGGAAGGCATTGGTCGCGCAACTGGATCGCAGAGAAGGCGTGGTCACCACGACGTATTCGCCGCGTGTGTTCTCTGTTCGAGATGTCGCCGCACTGCTCGATCAGGCAGTGAGACCCACGGGTACCGGCGGAGCAAGCGGCAGCGGCGCGGATGATCGCTGGAAAGTGGTGCAGGATGAGCTCACAGGGAGCCTGATCATCACGGCGACGCCGGGGCAGCACGCGCAGGTGGTGGAGTTGCTGGAGCGGCTGGAAAGCTCGCCGCGCGGCGGGCCGAGGCCGATGAAGTCGTACCCAATCCGCAATCGCCCGGTGGGTGATGTGCTGGGGACATTGTCGAAACTCATTGATGCGGGCGCGCTCGAGGGGAGCGATGGATCGCCCCAAGGCACAAACGTTGGCAACGCACCTCTGAGCCAGCGTTCGGCATCTGTGCCGCTCAACGGTGCGGGCCCGGGTGGACAAACATCTCCGCTGACAATGGCCGGCGCATCGAACACGAGTTCATCGGGTGGCGGATCGGCAGGATCAACGCAGAGCGGACGAAAAAACATCATGGCAACGGGTCCAAGTGGCAGCGGCACGCGGAGCGATCTCACGCTGACCGCCGATGAGGGCACGAACACGCTCATTGCGATTGCAGAACCACGGCGGCTGACCCAATTGGAGGACCTGATCAAGTCGCTCGATGTGCGGCAACCGCAGGTGATGCTCGAGGCGTACCTGGTGAGCCTGAGTGAGTCACAGAGCCGGGACTTGGGAATAGAGCTTGAGCGGCTGACCTCGATCGGCAATGCAAACGTGCGGTTGGCAAGCCTGTTTGGATTGTCGTCTGCCTCGGGCAACACGCGTGTGGTGGGCGACAGCGCGGGCGGGACCGCTTCGGTGCTTAACCCCGGCGAGTTCAGTGTGATTGTCAAAGCGCTGGAGACGGTGACGAGCGGGCGATCGCTGAGTTTGCCCAAAGTGCTGGTGAACAACAACGAGACAGCGAACTTCTCATCGGTGTTGCAACAGCCGTTTGCGACGACCAATGCGTCGAGCAGCCAGGTGACGACGACGACGTTTGGCGGGACGCAGGATGCGGGAACGACGATCCAGGTGCGGCCGCAGATCGCCGAGGGTGATCACCTGGTGCTGCAGTATTCGCTGACGTTGAGTTCGTTCAGCGGGAGTGGGTCCAATGGGTTGCCCCCGCCGCGCCAGCAGAACAACGTGAGCAGCACCGCGACGATTCCAGATGGGCACACGGTGGTGGTGGGCGGCCTGGAACTGACGGGAGAATCGGACACCGACAAGCGTGTGCCGCTCCTGGGTGATATCCCGCTGCTTGGGGAACTCTTCAAGAACCGCAGCACGGGTACCACCAAGACCAAGTTCTTCGTGTTCATCCGCGCGAACGTGATGCGCGATGCGACATTCAGCGATCTGAAGTATGTGTCGGAGAAGGACGCGGGACGCGCGGCGATCGACGACGGCTGGCCGGTGGTGGAGCCGCGGGTGATCCGGTGATGGGATCGGGTGGCGGGGAGCGGACAGATCGGAGCGACTGCAAGCGATCAGTCCGCAAGAGGAACGTGCACGGTGGACCCAGAGCATCCAACCTTGAGCCCCGACGCGGCACTTCCAAACGGTGGTATCACCGTTGCGGAGGTCGACGTGCTGGCGGCCACACCGTCGGCGGAGTTTCTTTCGCTCATCCCGCGGCGCTTTGCACGCCGTTATCTGGTGCTGAGCTGTGGACGCGGGGAGGATGGGGCCCGCGCGCTCGATCGTTCCGATGCTTCTGCCGGTCGCCCGATCGAGTGGGTCGCGGCCCCGGCCGACATCGACGGCTGCATCCTCCACAACCTGGGCGTGCGACTCGGGAGAAAGATAAAGCTCGTTCCCGCACCGGCCGAACACATCGCCCAGGCGATCGATCGCTGTTACGGGCCCGAGGACGCCGCGGCGAGCGAGTTCGCGTCCACCGACGCGGATGAGGGAGCGGGCGAGCGTGACTTGCTCCGCACCCAGGGCAAGGCCGAGATGGTGCGTTTGGTCGACGGATTACTCTTTGAGGCTCTCACGCGCTCGGCGAGCGACGTGCACATCCAGCCGTTGGCGGACCGGACACTCGTCCGCTTCCGCGTCGACGGGGTATTGCAAACCGCGCGTGAGCTTCCCGCCTCTGTAGCCACTGCAGCGGTGAGCCGGATCAAGGTCATGGGCGGCATGGACGTCGCAGAACGCGGCGCCCCACAGGACGGACGTGCGACGGTTTCTATCGGCGGGGCAGAAGTGCGCCAAGCGGCGGGCGAGGGCGGCTCGGCACCCCCGCGCGAGGGACGAGCCGTGGACCTGCGGATCTCCACGATCCCGACCAGTTACGGCGAGCGGGCAGTAGTGCGGCTGCTGGATAACACACGGGGAGAGCATCTCAAAGACTTTGCATCACTGGGCATGCCGGCCGATGTGCAGTCGGGGTTTCTCGAACGCGTCAACCGTTCCAGCGGCATCGTGCTGGTGACTGGTCCGACGGGCTCGGGCAAAACAACCACGCTCTACGCCGCGCTGCGGTGGGTCGCGGGCGACGGATCATTCGGCCAAGGCGGCTCCCCGCGAGGCGCCGCGGGAACAATGGCCCGCGTCGCGGGCGAGCTCAACGTCATGACAGTGGAAGACCCGATCGAGTACGAGCTCTCCACCGCGGGACTTGCTGTGAGCCAGTCGCAGGTCAATCTCAAGAAAGGCGTGACCTTCGCGTCGGGCCTGCGCCACATCCTGCGCCAGGATCCTGACGTGGTCATGGTGGGGGAGATCCGCGACACGGAGACTGCCCGGATCGCGATCCAGGCCAGTCTCACGGGACACCTGGTACTCTCGACGCTGCACACCAACGACGCGGCGGGGGCGCTCACGCGGCTGGTGGATCTGGGAGTCGAGTCGTACCTGGTCGCCTCGTCGCTGTCGGCGGTGCTGGCGCAGCGTCTGGTGCGGCGTGTCCACGCCAGGTGCGCCGGGAGCGGCTGCGCCGAGTGTCTGCATTCGGGGTTTCTGGGACGCGTCGGAGTGTTTGAGCTGCTCGTCGTCAACGATGCGCTGCGGACCTTGCTCACGCGCGGTGCCACGGGTGCCGAGCTTAAGACCGTGGCACGAGCCGCTGGAATGAGGACGCTGCTCGACGAAGGGCGTCGCTTGATCGACCTGGGCCAGACGACGGCGTTGGAAGTCGAACGTGTCATCAGCGGTGTGGAGGATGTTTGACATCGTCTGAAACCATCATCAGCCCGCTCAACGATCCGCTCTCGCTTTTGCAGCGGCGGCGGCGGCGCGTGCTGATCGCGGGCGCTGCGGTCGCGCTCGTCGCAACGTTCTGGGTCGTGTGGCCGCTCATCGCTCCTCAGTATGACGATGTTTACGCGGCGGGTGTGCCATCAGCGGGCGCAGCGCGGGAGAACCCGGGGCCAAGAGCACGCTCGGCCACTGATCCGCGGCCGCCAGCTACGCTGGATGCCGAGGCGTTCCAGGTCGCGCTCTGGACCCCGCCACCGCTCAAGAATGCGGTTGTCGCCGTCCCTCCGCCACCGCCTCCGCCCCCGTTCAAGCTGCAGCTTCTTGGAATTGCAGGCGACGGGACCGCGGACTCGCCGCTGCGAGCCTGTCTGTACGACCCCGAGACCGACCGAGTGCTGCTCGTTGCCCAGGGTGACACGGTCAAGCCGTTCCTGATCCGCCGACTGACGCGGGAGAACATCGAGTTTGTCGACGGAACTCGTGTCGAGCGTCTCACTCTCCGTGAACCTTCGTCTGCTGGAGCCGCTTTCGGGTCGCTTGGCGGAGGTGACACCCGATGAGCGCTCCGCGTGATGGTCACTCGATGAACGATGGCCAGATCTATCTGCGCTGGCCTGCGGAGCGCTTCTACTGGGTTTTGATCCCAGACCGTGATGTCGGGCTTCCCGGGGCGCCACGGCGGGAGCGCGGGCCGCTCGCCGCAGACTTGGCCGAGCAGATTTCCGAAGCGATCCCCATCGACTCGACGCTCTACCACACGACGCTGGTGGAGGTGCCGGGCCTTGGCTCGCTCGCATGCGTCGCGCTGTGCGCCGATCTCGACACACTGGATGTTCAGGCGCAGACGCTTGGGCCCGCGTCGGCACCATCGCATCTGCGTGAGATGGTGCCGCCTGGGGTGATCGGCCAACTGAATCTGTTGCACGGGATCTACGAGCCTCGGATTGTTCGCCGGGCGCGATCGGCGGTGACCGCGGCGGGCCTGTGGTGTGCCGCGGTGGTGCTGGGCCTGGCGGCGGTTGGATTCCACGTGCGAGCGTGGTCGGGGGCTCAAGCGCGTGTCCGACTTCTCGAAGCTCAGGATCAGATCGCGAGGCAGGCCCTGGACCTGCATCCTGCCGAGTCCCTCATGCCCGGGCGATTCGAGAAACAACTGTCTCAGGCGGGGTCGTCCACGGATTCGCCGGCGCGGCTTGCCTTGGCATACTCGGCGTTGCTTCGCGAGCGGGGCGATGGGATCCGCGCTCAGCGTCCCGAGGATGCGGGACTGTCGCTCCAGGATGTGCTGCGTGCCTGGCCCCGGACGGTGGAAACGCGCATCGAATCGCTTTCCGTGGGCGAGTCGAGCGTGCGGCTGGTTGGATCTGTGGGCGCGCTCGATGACGCGTCAAAGCTGACCGAGGCGCTGCGGACGGTGCCGGGATGGTCACTTGAGCAGCCGCAGATCTCGATGGCCGGCGACCGGGCGACGGTGCGGACCACCCTTGTGCGTATCGATCGCGACACACCGGCCCAACCCAAAGCCGCAGCGTCGCGTGCTGCGGTGCCGACGCCGGGACAGGGACGAGGGGCCGCGACGCTTGGCGCGATTTCACGTGCACAGTCGGCTGGGCAACCCGGAGGTGGCCAATGACGCGATTCTGGCGCCTTGGAGCACTCTCGAATTCGGTGCCATTGAGCATGGTTGCCTGCGGCGTGATGCTGGCGCTGTTGTGGCGAGGCTGGGCGCTGGCGTCCGACGCTTCTGGACGCCGGGGCGAAGCAGCCGAATCCTGCGTGCAGGTGGCAACCACGGCGGCGGCGTACGCAAGGCTGGCCGAACTCGCGCCCGTTGCGCAAGGGAGCGACGATGCTCACGCGCGCCTGGACGCGTCAACACTGGTGACGGCGGTGCTCCAGAGGGCCGGACTGAATTCCAGCGTGTTGCGGGACACGGTCGCAGATGCGGAGAGTTCTACGCCCAGCGGGTACGTGCGGCGTGGGTTTCGTATCACCCTTGATGGCCTTGAGCCCCACGAGCTGGGACGCTTTCTGGCGGCGTGGCGCGAGCGTGAGCCGCTGTGGACCATCTCGCGGCTCGACCTGACCCGGACCGCATCTCCCATGGATCGCTCGCGCGGGTATCGCGTCAGTTGTTCGATGACATCCTTTGTAGACACTCGGCCGCGCGGCGGCATCGATGTGGGAAGCGCCGCTTCACCACCGGTGCCCGCTACGGGAGGTCGTGCATCGGCAGAGCTGCGGTGATCGGAACACACGCTCGCGGGGTCGTCACGTCCTGCTATTCTGGGTTCGCCAAACTGCTCAAACCAAAGCAAAGTGCCATGAAAACTTTGAAGACCAGTTCACCGGGTGGATCGCGGCAAAGCCAACCGCTTGGGACGGCGATTCAGGCTGTGCGGTCCGTCGTGCGCATGGTGTGCGGGGGCGCCGATTGGTGGTGGGCACTTGTAGTTGCAACTGGTGCTCTGTTCGCAGGCGCGGGGCCGCTCGGGATGGCCGGGTGCGCCTCGTCAGTACGCGGACCCTACGCAGAAATGAAGGAGCAGGAACGCAGTCCGCTCCAAGCCGAAAAACTCACACGCGAGGCTGCCGATCTGATCGGCATTGACGATGCCAAGGCCGAGCGATTGCTGCGCGACGCGCTCTCGGCAGATCTGTACCACGGTCCGGCGCACAACAACCTGGGTGTCGTCTTCCTCAATCGCGGGATGCTCTATGAAGCAGCGGGGGAGTTTGAATGGGCACGCAAGCTCATGGCGGGGAACCCCGATCCGCGGATGAATCTCGCGCTCACGCTGGAGCGAGCCGGACACATTGACGAAGCGATCGGCACGTATCGCACTGCCCTTGAAGTGAGTCCTGAGCACATCCAGACGATTCAGGCACTGACACGACTGCAGTGCAAAGTGGGTAAGAAGGATGCCAAGTCGATGGAGGCTCTGCAGACGATTGCATTCCGAGGTGACACCGAGCGATGGCGCGATTGGGCTCGTCAAATGCTGGTCCGTTCGGATCGACCCACCACCGGTCTTGAGCCCGGGGAATCCGAATCACGTAGCCGATGACGTGGACGCGCGACTCCTCACTCCAAACTGCGGTGGGCATTCACGTCTGTCAGAGCGCCGAGCACATCCCCGACAAGTGGATTTGACGCGTGGCCTGAGCATTCGCTCGCGACCGGCTTTCCCCACGGGCCGGCGGGCATCAAAGGAACCATTACGATTCCCCCGAGTCGATCGATGAACTCGGATGGATCGGCTGAGCGTTCGATTGCTGTGGTAACTGCCTTGAGCAACGCGGCACCAGGCGAGAGCTCGCATTGAAACGCCAAGACTCCAGGTGTTTCTGTTGAGAACTTTTCGCACGACTTGAACACGTATTCCACAACGCGACGAAGATCAGCCGCTGGCCATTGCGGTCCGCCCGACACAGAGCCCATTCCGGTTTTGCTCGGCTTGATCGAAACCCGTGCGATGCCGTGGATCGAGATTTGACAGGGGGGAGTCAATCGTTCAAGCGCCGTTTGTAGCGACGATCGCATCTGGTCGTGGAGTGCTGTCAAAAGCTCGTCATTCCATCTAGGCTTGTCCATTCTTAGAAACGTGAGATCATCCGCAAGCTCAATGTCGAGATCCGGATTGCCGTGATGTGGAAGGTCGAGTGAGGCGAGGCTCATCAATCCCCGTGCCCACTGATCAACATCGCTCTTCCCAAGCTTTTTGCACTCGACCGCGACGACGCGATCGTTTCGACTGGCCAGAATGTCCGGCGTCTTGACCGCTTGCTCACGCGGAAATGTGACGTGGTAACCGCGCCGTACAAGCAGTTCTGCAACGTGCATTTCGAAGCGAATACTTTCGGCCTTATCGCCCTCTTTCAGCTCGCGGAGCTTTGACGCGAATCCTTCGCAGCCATTGAGCTGGTGGACCTGCCAACCCACCGACCAGATGGCGTGAGCGGCGACCCATCCTCGTGCTAACAAAGATTGAGCCAGGGGGTGAGGGCGATGCCGCACCTTGATCGTCGACCACCAATCGCGTCCAAAGTGCTGCATCATGTGATCAGCCGCGATCCGAAGGTCCGTCAAGCTGCAACCGAGCATTTGTGCTGTCTTTGGGTCATCCCACCAAGGTTCCTGAGCCCACCATTCCCGTTGCATCGCGATTGACCCTCCGCTTCAAGCCCGTTTGGCTACGCGTTCGATCACGCAAAGGCGGGCGAGCTTGGGTGGCAAGTCTAAACGAGTGTGACGGTCAACACAAAGGTCTGGGACGCGACAGCCACAGTCGGAGCCGTCGTACCTGAAGTTTGAAGCACGATGGGTCGCCCCTGTCAGACGGAACCATCCCGCGAGTCTGACGCGGTTTCAGCAACCTGAGTGAATTCGGCGAGCGTTGACGCATGCATGCGGAGGTGAAGCGCCAGGTATCTGAGGTCGATCAATGACCTCTGACCATTCACACTACTCCTCTCACCGTCATCGGCCCGCTGTACCCGAGCGTGAGCGACACTGCCATCTCCAGTGCGTCGGGCCCATCATCGTGTCGGGCGGTGGGAAACGACCGCAACTGCTCGACCAGTTTCGTGTGCCGCCGTGAGAACTGAATCCGGCCCGAGGCGACGAGCGGCTCAAGGCCTTTGATGCGGGCCACCTTGTCGCCGCGACTTTGGATTCGCTTGATTGGCAGGTTGGGCCGCTGGCGCTCGGCCGCCTGTTCAAGCTGAGTCGCGAGCAGCTCCTGGAACTGGTTCACCTCCACACCAAAATCCTGGAAGTTGTACCCGGGCATCACGTTCAGGATCAGCGCGACGAGCTCACTGGGATTGCGCTTGCCGATTTCGGCCGCGGTCACGTAAAGCATCCGCGTCCGGGGATGTTCCAGTACGCACACCACCGCGCTGTCGTCGCCATCGGCTTTGCCGAGGCTCGGATCGCATGCACCATAGAGACGCCAGGGCCCCGGCTGTGATCCCAGCAGCGCAGCGACATCGGGATACGTGTCATCCCAGTAGCGCAGATCACACTTGGCAAACAGGCACAGTTGCGGGTCGATCGGCTCATTGAGCTTCTCGGCGGCGAACGCCGACTCACCCTCGCGAAACCGCTCGATCATGAGCTGCTCATAGCTCTCTCGTGTCGGCCACAACACTCGCGTTCCTTCGAGCATGGCCTCCCGGTTTGCTTGAAAGAATGCCTCAGCTCGGGCAGGGCCCTCGCTCGGATCTTTGAGTTCCAGCCCGGAGTACACACTCTGCCACTGTTTCCACAGTTCTGGACGGATACTCCAAGATTTGATCGCCTTGTAGACCCGGGCGGTCCAGCCGGGAGCGGGCCGCGCATCGGACGAGCCCACGCCCACGAGGTTGGCCAAGAGGCTGTCGCGGTGGAGGACGGTGCCGACGACAATGACGTTGGTATCGGGCTGGCCGAGCTTGAGCAGAGTGCGATCAAACCAATCGCGCAGCTTCCGCCGATTGTCCTCGTGCTGGACGTGTTCTTGGCTCTCCAGGTCATCGACAATGATCAGGCTGGGGCGGACGGGACCATTGCGGACGCCGCGGATGCGTTGGCCAGCGCCGTACGCGCGAAGGTTCACACTGGCGACCTCAACTGGCTCGCGATCGGGCGACGTTGCTGGCGACCTTGCTGGCGACGTTGCTGGCGACCTTGCTGGCGACGTTGCTCGCGACCTTGATTGTCGGTCCAGCACCGAAACTGCTTGACCCGTCCGCGGGTCCATCAGGGGGAGTTCGATGTCCGACGCACGCCACTTGCCGCGGCGACGCCTGCGGATGGCTGGTGCAAGGGCCGGGAAGTCCTCTTGCAAGAGCACATTCTCTTCCAGTTCGCGGCGGACCGACGCCAAGTGCGATGCCGCGAGTTCTTTGGTTGCCGAGATGAGCACGACGAAGCGTTCGTGGCCGTAGAGCAGACACCACAACACGTACGCGAGTGACACCAGCGTGCTCTTGGCGTGGCCACGCGGTGCTGCGATCGCGATGCGACCGCCACGGGACTTGGTGGTGCCCGTCAACAGGTCCAGCACTTCCAGGTGCATACGGCCAAAGTCGTGGTTGAGATGGTGGGGGAGGTACACCTTGGCAAAGTGCCACGGTGACCGCGCCGCGTTCATGCGTCGCACGGCGCGAATCGACCGTTCCAAGGTTACCAGGGTGGCGGGAGAAGGAGTCATTGGGCAGTTTCATCCTCTGGCTTTGCGGATGTTCCAAGCTGCGGTCGCGAGGCACCCAGGTCGACGATGTTGCAGATGCGGACCGCTTCGGCGAGCAGGTCGCGCGGACTGACCGACCCATCCGTGGTCTCAACGGCGTCGGTTTGCTTTGGCGGCACGATGTAGCGACTCGTCTCGATGGCCGCCGCGATACGGGCCTCTCCGGTCTCGCGGAGCTCCGTCAACGCTTTAATTTTCAGTTGCTGGGGCGTGTCCTTGCTGTGCACCATGGCGGTCAGCTGTTCGGTGACCAGGTCAAATGCACGGAAGCCTTCCCCGATCTGCTTGGGGATGGTCTCAACATCCATTTGGATGCGACCTTGCGACGTCAGCAAGTCCAAATCGCGGTAGACGGTCCGTTCTGTGATGCCAAGTTGCTGCGCCATCTGATAGCGGCTGTATCCCATCGTCCTGTAGAGGTCGACGACCCGCAGTCGATCGTCAGGATGGAGCAACTCGCCACGGATCACGCCGTTGGCGATATCTCGCGCCAATTGAACAACAGGCACCTCGCTCCGAGGCTTGGCCTTCTTGCCGGACCGGGCTTTCTTGCCAGACTTCGCTGGAGGGCGACAATCCGGCTCAGATGACTGGGTATCGCGGGGTGGGGTAGCCAAGGGGCCACCTCTTTCTGGTTCATCACGGACGTGCGAGTGCCAAAGACTCTGGATCAGGGCCCACCAGCCGCCGCTTGAACCATCCTCGGGGACTGGGCGGGCGGGACTCGTCTGTCCCGCCGCGCCCAATCACCGTGGGGTGCGCGGCCCGGTGTTCGGACCAGTCTTTCCATGGAGGCCAGTTGCGCTCACGTCGGCGCCGACTCCGTGTCTGCCGGGAGGGCGGCTTGCTTGCCTTCCCGCCGACGTCACGGTGGCCGGCGGCCGACGCGGGATTTCACCCGGCCTTGGTCAATGGCGGCGTCGGCAGGCACGCGCTGGCCGATTTCACCGCGTCGAGTTCGGGAGGTTGGTTCGCCCGTTGCGCCTCAGATGGGCATGGCGCGGGCTTGGCGGAGACCTTCAGTGACCGTCCGCGCCTGGACGCCGCGGCCGCCGACTCTTCCGCTACCACCCGGTACTTCTTGGCGATCTCCGGGCTCACGGCATCTGCGCCAGCGGCAGCGATGAACCGCCGCACGATGACATCGATATATCGGGGGCTGATCTCGATGGCGTAGCAGCGCCGGCCCAGCCGTTGCGCGGCCATGATCTGGGTGCCAGACCCGGCGAAGGGCTCGTAGCAGATGTCCCCGCCGCGAGTGTGCTGGCGGATCGGTATCTCAAAGAGTTCCAAAGGCTTTGGAGTCGGATGATCCGGACGGTCGGGACCCGTCGCCAATGTGGGCACCTGCCAGAGTGTGGAGAGCACCGTCTTGTCGGCCCGCTTGGGCTTCTTGCCCTGCAGCCAGCCCATCAAGCAGGGTTCGTGCTGCCAGGTATACCAGGAGCGGGTCAAGATGGGACGGTTCTTGGCCCAGATGATCTGGCAGTGCGGTAGCACGCCATGCTTCTTCCACACTGCTTCAAGCATGCTGTGACGGCTGCTGGCGTACCAGCAATACCACGCCGCATTCTGCATGATCGCTTCTTGGATCGCCACGTTGCAGAACGTGTCGTACAGATCGGGGTTCGCCTTGGCGTCGTCCCAGGTGATGCCGTAGGTCGCCGACCAGTCCTTGTGAGCTTCAGTCTTTCCAGCCGGATTGCTCAGCTTGCGCACGGCCATCTTGCGCCGGTTGGCCTTGCTGGTGACGTGATTGGTGCCGTCGTAGCCGACCAGGTACGGCGGGTCGGTGGCAAACAGCGCGGCCCGCTCGCCGTTCATGAGCCGCCGCACGTCCTCGGGATTGGTGCTGTCACCACAGAGCAGGCGGTGCTGGGTGCGCGGGTCGCGGCCGAGCAAGATCAGATCACCCGCCTTGGTGACCGTGGGGCCCGCCGCGGCCAGTGCTGCTTCCACGTCAAAGCCGTCATCACCATCGCCGCCCATTGCCAACAGGTGCTCGGCGATCAGCGACTTGGCCTCGGGCAGTTCAAATCCGGTGATCGCCAGATCGAAGTCGGGCACAATCGACAAGTCATGGAGCAGTTGAGCGAGCTTGTCCTCGTCCCAGCGCCCGGTGATCTTGTTCAGCGCGAGGTTGAGTGCTTTTTCGCGCTCGACGGGCAGGTCGACCACGCTGACGGGGATCTCGGTCTTTCCCTGCGCCACCAGCACCGTGAAACGCTGATGCCCGCCCACCAGCGTCCTGGTGCGGCGGTTCCACACCAGGGGCTCGACCAACCCGAACTCGTCCAGCGACCGGGCGAGCTTTTGGTACTCGGGGTCACCCGGCACAAGCGCAACCCGCGGGTTGTACGGGGCGGGGTTGATCTTCGAGACCGGGATGATCTCGATGCGCAGGGAAGAGGTGGGGCGGGCGGGTTGTGACACTATCGGACGGGTGGGATTTGCCACAGTGGACTCTCCGTGGACGGCATCCACCGGCAACAAGCCGGGTAGTGCCTCCAAGGGGAGTCTTCACATGGGTGCCAGTTATGCCGCGGTTTCGCTCGCCATCCCACCGGGGCTGGCACACACGGGGGTGAGCGATTACCCCGGTTTCCGAAGCAGACAGAGCCCGCACCTCGATCACGGGAAAACTTGAGAAGTAGCGTCTTAGGCTGCAACCTGGACGATTTCGGAAGAACAGATCGAAGCGAAGATTGGTTCGGGCGGAGCGTTTCTTTGTTGCCCATTTCGTTCGAGCGGTACCCAAGTCGGTATCTTGAACGTGGTCTAAATCGAAAGGCCTTGAACCCAGCTTCTTGACATATTCGCGCATTTCGACGATAATGAATTGACTTTGTAAAGTCTTTCGCTGGGACCAGTCGAGGATAAATGCGGCCATGGCAGAAAATGAAACTCTTGATCTTGGAGACCGGCGGAGTAAGCGGTGGCGTGTTCTCTGCGACCGAGTACTGAGCGGTGCCAGCGCCGACGAAGCGGCTAACTGTTTGGTCAGGTGCGTGAAGGGAACGCTGTCGCGGATTCTCAGGCATGACCAGATGCGGGGCGGGCCGGAGTTCCCCCTCGGTGACTTGCTCGGTGCCATGCAGCGCGGCGAGAGCGAGCGCGATGTCGTCTTGTCTAGGTGCCATGGACACCAGTACGCGCACCTGTTGGCTGAAGAGCCTTGCGGGCAAGACGCCGAGACGACCATGGGCAACCATTGCCGAGCTATCGGCGGCAAGTTCCTCGACCAGATCGAGCACGAAGCGATGCCGACTCGCTTCGCATCGTTCTCCGAGTCTCGCGCTTTCCGAGCACAAGTGGAACGCCTCGCAGAGCCTGGATTGCAGAACATCGCCCGACAAATCGCATCCAATCCAAGTAGGGCACCCCGCACTCCGCCACGTTCCCAAGCCGAACGTGATGGGCTTCAGCGAAGCCTTCTCGGGGAGTCGCTGCTCTCTCGGCGGGGAGCGGGCTCATGAACGGCCTCACCTACGAAGTTGTGCATCCTTCGAGCGTGAGTGGCGCTCTACTCCCAGAGACGCACTACAGGCTGCGAGCCGACGAGCTCTTTGGCCCTCTCTCTTCGGACGCTCCTCCGAGAGTGCGTGACCTGCTCGCAATTGCTGCGGGCATATACTCCATCGACCGTCGTGTACGCCGGAGTTACCAGAGCTCCGTACACGGCCCCGCTCGCGAGATTCGCATTTGTGCTCGGGTTTCAGATCCGGACTTCTGGTCCACTGAAAGTGCAGCCCTTCAGTCAGCACTAATGACGCTAAGCGGTGACCAGTGGTGCTTCGAGTTTGAGCAGGGACAAGTGTGTCAGTGGCAGACCTCACTGCTTGAAGCCCACGACACGGTTTGCCTCTACAGCGGTGGCCTGGATTCGCTTGCGGGCCTTGCCACTCGCCTTGCGGCGACGAGCGATCGGGTCACGTCTGTCACGATGGTGCATGTGGCACGTCTACGGTCACGTGTAGAGGGGCATATCGCTGGCCTCAACTCGCACTTCGGCAAGAGGGTCTTCCCGCTCTTCGTCCGCATGGCTCTGATCAATCCGCCACCACTCGACGAGCAGGAGCAATCTCAGCGGTGCCGCGGCTTCATCTTCGCAGCACTTGGTATCGGAGCCGCCTATGCACTGGGGGCGCAACGAATCGAGGTATACGAGAATGGGGTAGGGGCGCTCAACGTCCCTTTGATGCAGGGCATGTCTGTAAGTGGCCGGACCACGAAGGGCTGCCATCCTCGCTTCCTCTCGCAAATGAGCGAGCTTGGGGCCGCGGTGCTTGACCGACCCATGAGCTTCGTGCTCCCGCATTCGCTTCGTACCAAGGCCGAGTTGGTTTCGGTCCTTCGGCCCCCGCATCTGCGAGACCTGGCCGTCAGTAGCTTTAGCTGCATTCACACCTCGCCCCGAGAGCGAGGCACGCCGCGGCACTGCGGGGTTTGCGCAGCGTGCATCGGTAGGCGACAGGCCTTTGTAGCTGGGGGCGTTGCGGACGACGAAGCGAGCTACAAGGCTGACATCCTTGATGCACGAGCGATGGCATTACTTCGACCCGGTGAGGATGCGTACCTCAAGGCCACCTTGATGCAGGTCGCCCTGCTCAGTGAAGCAGGAGATGGTCTCCCATCTGTCGCGGAGCGCTACTTCCGCTCCAGCCAAGTGCCGCGGCATGATGGCACGGGCTGGGAGGCGGAGACGGATCTTCTTCAGAGGTACCGGCGTGAATGGGAGCAAGTTGCCCGGGTAGCCGCGGAGCGTGGTGTCCCGTGGTCCAAGTGGATGAACGAACAGCGTGAGGAGATCGTGTCATGAAGGACTCAGAAAAACTAGACCCGCAGTTGCTAGGCAAGCGCCTGGCACTCGCGAGAAAGCGGCGAGGCCTCACGCAGGAGGCCGTGGCCCAGGAGCTCGGGCTCAGCCGTCCGACGTTCATCGCTATCGAGAAGGGGCAACGTGTCCCGTCAAACGAAGAACTCGTCAAGCTGGCTCAGATTTATGGGCGTTCGCTCCACGAGCTTGTCCGGCCGGACATGCCCGCAGTTGAGCTGCAACCGCACCTCCGTGCGATCATCTCGACCCAGCCGGAGGAAGCGGCCGAAGTCGAGACCGCCCTGGGCGAACTGGAACAACTCGCGTCTGACTACCGGGGCCTCGAGCGGATGATGAAGGCACCGCTTCTCACCAACTACCCACCCGAAATTCCGATTCCAACTCGCGGCAACATCGAGGAGTGGGCCGAAGATGCGGCCATTCGAGAACGTTCGCGTCTAGGCCTCGGCGATCAACCCGTCAGAGCACTCCGCGACCTACTTGAAGCCGAGGGCGGCGTCCGCATCTTCTACTGGGCACTTCCCTCGACCGTTTCGGGCCTCTACGCCTACTCCGTTGAAAGTGGCCCTTGTATTCTGGTCAATCGAAAGCACCCGCCCGAGCGGCGCCGCGCCACGATCGCGCACGAGTACGGCCACTTCTTGACCGAGCGATACAAGCCCGGCGTGAACTACCTGCACGGTCCGGCCCGCAAGCCAGCATCGGAGCGCTTCGTTGAGGCTTTCGGTATGGCGTTTCTAATGCCTCGCACCGGCGTTCGGCGACATGTTGCTGAGACTATCCGCAGCTCGGGCGACTTCCAGGTCGCCGACCTTTGCCGAGTCGCTCAGTTTTTCTTCGTGTCGGTGCAGGCCATGGCATTACGGCTTGAACAACTGAAGCTCATCAGTGAAGGCTCATACGAGTACCTCTTGGAGCGTGGCTTCAAGCCGCACGCCGCTCGCTCGGAGCTCGCGCTCGACGCGCACAGTGACTTTGACAGCTCCTTTCCCACCCGCTACCTCGTTCTGGCTCTTCGAGCGCTTGATGAGGAGCTGATAACCGAAGGGCAACTCGTTCGGTTCCTGAGAACCGATCGCGTGGAGGCCCGCCGACTGGTATCTGAGTGGCGTGAGCGTGCATCGGTCGAATGGAACGGCCAAACGGTAGAGTTGCCACTCGAAGGCTCCCTCCTCAGGAAGGAGGGTTGATCCTTGTCCCCAAAGCACGTCATCGATACCTGCTGCTTTATCAACTTCTTTGCATCCGGTCGGGCACACAGTTTGCTCCAGTCCGTCGGGTGCCCAATCGCAATTCCGGAAGCCGTGAAGAGAGAGATGCTTTATATCGCCGCGCCGCACCCCGATGAGAATGCCACTCGAGTCGAGATCGGCCAAGTGATTTCTGAACTGAAGCTCACGGTTGCGTCACCGGCGAACGATCGCGAGCTAGCTCTTTATGTCGAACTCGCTGCCGATTTGGATGATGGCGAAGCGATGGGGCTGGCACTTGCAAAGGCGCGCGATCTCGTTTTGCTGACCGATGAGAGAAAAGCCCGGAAGAAGGCGGCGTCTCTTGAAGTTCAAGTTCTCACTACGCCTGACGTGGTAGCGGCGTGGGAGCCAGCGGTCACCAAAGTTGAAGTCATCGAGGTAATTCAATGCATCTCGCGCTATGCCCGGTACTCACCTGGATCTGGCGAGGCACGATATGACTGGTGGATGCAACGATTGTGCGGCGCGTGACGGCTTTCCTTCATCGTGGCCATGGGGCTGCACAACGGAAGACGCTTCAAGCTCGCGGCGATATGGGAGCACCGTACGGAGCAGAGGCTTGAAAGTGTTCGACCTGTTCCAGCCCCGCAGTTCGTTGCGGCTGGAGTTTCTCGGTCGTCCAGCCTTCCAAAGTCCGGACGCGCGACCTCAAGATATGCGAGCGATGAGCCTCCGCTGCGCCGAATCGTCAGGAATTGATACCATTACCGACACGCTCACAAACTTGTCGAAACGAGAAAGATCCCGCTGAAGATGGTCAGCAAACAATAAAGGTTTCACAAACACTTCGCCGACGCAGGGCGCGGTCGTCGCGCCACCCCTCGCTAGATTGCTGAACATCCTCTGACCGAAGTCGAGACATGCCCAACCACCAAGACCTCGCCAATCTGATCTGGGAAATCGCCGACCTGCTGCGAGGGCCGTATCGACCGCCCCAGTACGAGCGAGTCATGCTTCCCATGACCGTGCTGCGCCGCTTTGACTGTGTCCTGGCCGGGACCAAAGAGAAAGTCCTCGCCACATTCCAGAAGAACAAGGCCAAGCCAGACTCAAAGCTCACGGGCGACGCTCTCGATCGGGTCCTCGACAAGGCCGCCGGTCAGCGGTTCCACAATCACTCACCGCTCGACTTCGCCAAGCTGAAGGGCGACCCGGATCACATCGACAAGCACCTCGTCAGCTACATCAACGGCTTCTCCGCAAACGTCCGACGCATCTTCGACTACTTCGAGTTCGGCAACGAGATCGAGCGGATGCGAGAGGCCAACATCCTCTATCTGGTCGTGTCTCGCTTCGCCGATATCGACTTGCATCCCACTGCGGTGCCCAACGCCCAAATGGGCCTCGCCTTTGAAAACCTTATCAGAAGGTTCAACGAACTGGCCAACGAGACCGCCGGTGATCACTTCACGCCCCGCGAAGTGATCCGGCTGATGATCAACATCTTGTTCATTGGCGATGACAAGCTTCTCTCCGGTGATGCCGTCCGCACAATGCTCGACCCGGCCTGCGGCACTGGTGGCATGCTGGCCGAGGCACAGAACTACCTGAAACAGCACAATCTCAACGCCAAGCTCTACACCTACGGCCAAGACTACAACAAGCGTGCCTTTGCGACCGCCGCATCGGACATGCTCATCAAAGAGGTCGCTCACAACGGCGCAGGCGAACACATCAAGTTCGGAGACACGTTCCTTGATGATCAGTTTCGCGACAAGAAGTTCGACTACCTGATCGCCAACCCGCCCTTCGGCGTGGACTGGAAGAAGCAGCAGAAGGACATCACGCGCGAGCACGAGACTCGTGGCTTTGATGGGCGTTTCGGAGCCGGACTTCCCCGCGTGAACGATGGCTCGCTGCTGTTCCTTCAGCACATGATCGACAAGTTCGAGCCAAACCAGCCCGCTCAGCAGAAGCACGGATCGCGGCTCGCCATCGTCTTCAGTGGATCACCCCTCTTCACCGGCAGCGCTGGCTCCAGCGAGAGCAACATCCGCAAGTGGATCATCGAGAACGACTGGCTGGAGGCCGTCGTCGCCCTTCCGGAGCAGATGTTCTACAACACGGGCATCGGGACGTACATCTGGGTCGTCACCAACCGCAAGGAGAAGCGTCGGAAGGGGAAAATCCACCTCTTTGATGCTCGTGACGTCTACATCCCCATGCGAAAGAGCCTCGGCGACAAACGCCGCAAGATCGGTGAAGGCCCGCACGCGGAGGATGGCTCTGAGCCGGATCAGATTGCCGAGATCGTGAAGGCCTACGGGGAGTTCAGTGCATCCGCACGCTCCAAGGTTTTCCAGAACCAGGACTTTGGATACACGCGAGTCGCCGTGGAGCGCCCGCTGCGACTTCGGTACCAGATGACGACCGATGCCAAGTCGCGGTTCCTTGATGTGGTCCCACATCTGCTCGACGACGTTCAGGCGATCGACTCGACGCTCGGCCGCGACCCGCTCGACGACTGGAACGCGGTCGAGGATCAGATTCTCACGCTCCTCAAGAGGCGGGAGTCCCGGTGGAAGGCCACGGAGCACAAGCTGTTCCGAGACGTCTTCACCGTCCGAGAGGCAACGGCGCAGCCCGTCAATGCGTCCAAGCCCTCGAAGTTCTCGAAGTTCGAGCCTGACGCCAATCTCCGCGATTTTGAGAACGTGCCACTCACGCAGAACATCGAGGAGTATTTCGAGCGGGAGGTGCGGCCATACATGCCCGACGCGTGGATGGACCGCGAAAAAGACACCGTGGGGTACGAGATCAACTTCAACCGCTACTTCTACACCTACACGCCGCCACGTCCGCTCCGTGAGATCGACGCTGATCTCAAGCGGGCCGAGGACGAGATTCTGCGTCTTCTGCGGGAGGTCACGGCATGAGTGACATCAGGCTCAAACATGTCGCAACTTCCTTTTGCTCAGGTGGGACACCCGATACTTCAAGTGCCGAGTACTGGGCTCACGGGAATGAACCCGGGATCCCGTGGGTCGCGATCTCGGACATGTCGAGCTGCGAATACGTTGACGCTACGGCCAAACAGATTACTGAGGCGGGACGTCAGTCGAAGCGAATGGAAATACTTGATCCAGGCGTGCTCCTGTATTCCATGTACGCCTCGCTCGGTCATGTCGCTGAGCTACGCATAGGCGCGACGATCAATCAGGCGATTCTCGGCATAGTGCTTCCCGCAACTGTTGATCGGCGATTCATGACGTGGGCACTTCGATATCTTCAGCCGCGAGTGATTGCGGACGCGAATAGCAACACGCAAGACAACCTGAACGCTGAGAAGGTTAGGAATCTGAGGTTTCCCTTCCCCACGCTTGCGCGCCAGCGAGCGATCGCCGCGTATCTCGATCGGGAGACCGCAAAGATCGACGCGATGATCGCGGCAAAGGATCACCAGCTCTCCCTTCTTACCGAGAAGCGTCGTGCCATCATCACGCACGCTGTTACGCGCGGGATAGACGCCAACGCCGCAATGAGAGACTCTGGCGACGAGGGCCTGGGCGTCGTGCCTGCACATTGGACAGTGTGCCACTTGCGACGAGTGCTTTCCGACTCCACCTACGGCATCTCCGCGACAGCTGGGCCGGATGGCACGGTTCCGATGCTCCGCATGGGCGACATTGTCGATGGGGAGATCAGATACTCAAAGTTGGCGTACGTTGAGGAAGTGGACGGCTCGCTATTGCTGAACGCGGGTGACCTTCTGTTCAATCGCACCAACAGTCTCGACCCAATAGGCAAAGTCGGGATCGTTCGATCCTCTGGCGTCTTCCCGTGTACATTTGCCTCCTATCTGGTGCGACTCCGGACGAACTGCATGGCAGCGCCTGACTATCTTCATCAACTGCTCAACTCTGACTACTGCTTGGCGTGGGCACGAGGGGAAGCCATCCCCGCGATTGGGCAAGCCAACCTCAATCCGTTTCGATATGGGTACATGACCATCGCCGTCCCCCCGCTCCATGAGCAGCGGATGATTGTTAAACACCTAGCGGACATCACTTCGCACATCGACGCCGTGGCGTTGGGGACGAAGCACACTGTGAGCCTGTTGAAGGAACGACGCATTGCCCTTATCGCGGCCGCCGTATCAGGACAGATCGACCTGGAGGATGCGGCGTGAAAGTACGCGAGCTGACCATTTCCAACTACCGCGCCTTCGAAGGCGAAACGACCTTTGCGCTTTCTGATCGGGTAACGGTGATTGCGGGAGTAAATGGTCGCGGCAAGACGGCCCTTCTCGACGGCCTGGCCCTTCTCATGGCTCGCCTACTTCGTGGACTAAAGCTCATGAAAGGCAACCAACGCACCATCCTCCCGGGCGATGTGCATGGTGCCGCCGACAGTGCAAGCCTCTCCATGAAGGTGAACTGCGCTGGCATACCACTGATCTTCGGCGTCTCGTACAGCCCTACCAAGAGGCGAGTTGAAGCAACAAAGCTGAAACCCGCGGTCAGGGAGCAAGTTGTGAACGGATACGGGGATCCTACCCGCCCAGATGACCAAGCCCCAATTGCCGTGTACTACACGACAGACCGCGCAGGCTTCCGAATCCCGAGGGCGCTTCCAACGACCTTGCCTCTCGACGAAGACGCGGCATACACCGGTGCGTTGGTCAACAGCATGGTTGACTACCGGGATTTCATGGCCCGATATAGGGTGTGGATCGCGGAGCATCAACGACGAACACTCGATGCCTTCGATCGGGCTCTAAAGGTGTTTCTCGTTGGATTCGGAGACGTTGAAGTTCAGGCCGATCCAGTCCGGCTCACCTTTCGCAAGGGACCGCAGCGGCTAGGCCTTCACCAGTTGTCCGATGGAGAGCGAGCATTCATCGCGGTAGTTGCAGATTTGGTGAGGCGACTCTCTCTCGCGAATCCGGAGCTGAGCGACCCATTGAAGGGATGCGGAGTTGTTCTGATCGATGAGCTAGAGCTCCACCTTCACCCTCGATGGCAGCAGACTGTCATCGAGAGCCTCCGAACCACGTTCCCGAATATCCAGTTTGTGGCGACGACGCACTCTCCGTTCATCGTGCAGTCGCTCCGCGAGGGCGAACTCATCGCGCTCGACCCCGACATCATCGGCTCATACGCCAATCGTGGTCTGGAGGAGATTGCGACATCGGTGATGGGCATTGAGTCCCCTGAGGTTAATCCTCGATATCTGGCCATGCTCGATGCCGCGAAGGAGTACTTTATCGCGCTCCAAGAAGGAAGCGACTTGACCGGCAAGCAGCGTGGTGCGCTCAAGCGCAAGCTCAATCGGCTGGCTCGCCCATACGCGGACAATCCGGCATACCAGGCATTGCTGGAGTTGCGACGTGCCGGAGTTCTAAAGGAGTAGTGGACGTGCGACCGGTAGAAAGAGGCTCATCACCTCAGACATTTACCAACTACGGTGACGCCAAGCCCTTTCTCATCGATCGGATGGGGTCGTTCTGCTCGTATTGCGAAAGGCTGAAAGACGCCCAGGAACTCCATGTCGAGCACATCTATCCGAAGGCGGCGACAGCGCATCCCCATCTGGAGAGAAGCTGGCGTAACTTCCTGTTGGCATGCTCAACCTGCAACACGTACAAGAGCAAGCATCTCGGCAATTTCCGACAATTAGGTCTGCTTCGCCGATGCCTCTGGCCACACATCGACAACACGTTTAATGCGTTCGATTACGACGCGCAGGGTCAGATGCTGGTGTCTTCGGCGTTGGGCGCTGCGGAGCAAGCGTTGGCTCAAGAGACCATCACAATGGTTGGGGCGCTGAAGAGTCCCGCAGTTGCGGCGAAGTACAAGGACCTCGGTATCGCCTATGACGGCGCGAAGAAGCGCGAAGAAGCATGGGCTATCGCGTGCGAAGCGCTCGCAACATATGAGGCCACTCCCATCCCGGCGGTTCTAACGATGGTGGCATCCCTGTGCGTCAAGTCGGGCCACTTTAGCATTTGGATGAAGGTATTTCGCAGGCATCCAACCGTTCTGGCCGAGCTTTGTCGTCGTTGCTCAGCCGCTGCCGCATGCTTCGACGCGAACGGAGCACCGGTTCGAAGGGGTCGAACATGACGCATCGCATTCGAGAGGCCGCCTTCGAGACCGTCATCGAGCAGCACCTGCTCGCGCATGGCTACGCCTCCGTTGCCAGGGAAGCCTTCAGCCGGGAACTGGCGGTCTTTCCGTCCGAGGTACTTGCGTTTATCCGTGATGCGCAGCCTCAGGAATGGGCCAAGCTTGAGGCCCTGCACGGCGACAAGACGGGCGATCAGATCATCGGCGATCTCTGCAAATGGATGGACTCGCATGGTTCGCTGGCGACGCTGCGGCACGGGTTCAAGTGCTACGGACGAACACTGCGAGTGGCCTACTTCAAAGCCGCACACGAGATGAACCCCGAGCTCGCGGAGCGGTACGCCCGGAATCGGCTCGGCATCACGCGACAACTGCAGTATCGGCCCAACTCGACCAAGTCGATTGATGTGGTCATCAGCCTGAACGGCATCCCCATCACGACTGTAGAGGTGAAGAACCCCCTCACGGGCCAGACGACCGACCATGCCCGCCGGCAGTATCAGCAGGATCGCGACCCTCGCGACCCGATCTTCGAGTTCAAGCGGCGCACGCTGGTGCATTTCGCCGTGGACACCGAGACCGTGTTCATGACGACACGGCTGGCGGGCGCGGCGACGTACTTCCTGCCCTTCAACAAAGGCGTGAATGGCGGCGCGGGTAACCCCGTTGATCTAGCTGGGCGTACCTATCGCACCGCATACCTGTGGGAGGAGGTTCTTGAGCGGGACAGCCTGCTCGACCTGCTGGCGAGGTTCATGCACCTCCAGTCGGAGGAGAAGCGAACCGAGGATGGCACCAAAGTGCGCCGGGAGTCGCTGATCTTCCCTCGCTATCACCAGCTCCAGGCCGTCCGTTCCCTTGTCCAGGCCGCGCGAAGTGACGGAACGGGTACGAACTACCTCGTCGAGCACTCGGCTGGGAGCGGCAAGAGCAACACCATCGGGTGGCTCGCTCACCGGCTCTCCTCGCTGCACACAGAGGACAACAAGCGGGTGTTCGACTCTGTGATCGTCGTCACCGATCGCGTCGTGCTGGATCAGCAGCTCCAAGACACGGTGTACCAGTTCGAGCACAAGATGGGCGTCGTGCTGAAGATTGACGACGATTCGAAGCAGTTGGCAGAGGCCCTTGAGAACAGCGTCCCGTTGATCATCACGACCCTTCAGAAGTTCCCGTTTGTCTCGAAGCAGCTCTTGAAACTTGCGGAGGATCGCGGCGAGACGGGTTCCGGCCTTCTTCCCACGCGCCGTTGCGCTGTAATCATCGACGAGGCACACAGTTCTCAATCGGGCGAGACGGCGACCGAGTTGAAGGCGGTGCTGGGCGGTGCAGAGCTCGCGAAGAAGGCCAGGGAGCAGGCGGAGGCGGACGGTGTTGAGGGCATGGATGAGCTGTACCGCAGCATGGCGAAGCGCAGCCACCAGGCCAACTTGAGCTTCTTCGCCTTCACGGCCACCCCGAAGCACAAGACGCTCAAGGTCTTCGGGCGAAAGGGCGAGCCGTTCCATCGCTACACGATGCGGCAGGCAATCGAGGAGGGGTTCATCCTCGATGTGCTCAAGAACTACGTCACGTATGCCACGTATTTCCGCTTGCTCAAAGCGTGTGAAGAGGACCCGAATGTGGAGAGGAAGAAGGCCGCCCGTGCCCTCGCCAAGTACCTTCGGCTGCATCCCCACAACATCGCACAGAAAACCACGATCATGGTCGAGCACTTCCACGCCGTGACGCGCCACAAGATCGGCGGCCGAGCGAAGGCGATGGTGGTGACCGGTTCACGCCTGGAAGCGGTGCGCTACAAGCAGGCGTTCGACAACTACATCCGCGAGCGTGGATACGCCATCAAGACACTGGTCGCGTTCTCTGGGACCGTTGAGGATGATAAGCTCAAGGATGTGACCTACACGGAAGAGGGAATGAACGCGGGCATTCGTGAGAAGGAACTGCCCGAGAGGTTCGCAAGTGGGGAGTTTCAGGTTCTGCTTGTTGCCGAGAAGTACCAGACCGGATTCGATCAACCGCTGCTCCACACCATGTTCATTGACAAGCGCCTCGCCGGCATTCAAGCCGTTCAGACGCTCTCGCGTCTCAACCGCACGCACCCGCTCAAGGAAGACACGTTCGTCCTCGACTTCGTCCCAGAAAATCGCGAGGAGGTTCGCGAGGCATTCCGGACCTACTTCGAGGGCGCCCAGATGGGTAACGAGGTCGATCCGGCGCGGCTCTACGAGATCAAGGCGGAGTTGGACTCATCGGGCGTCTACCTGCACGAGGAGGTCGAGCGTTTCTGTGCTGTGTACTTCAAGCCGCGCCAGAAGCAGAGCCACGCCGACCATCAGGCCATGAACGCGGCGTTGGACCCTGCCGTATCTCGATTCACAGCGCGTCAGGCTGATGACGCTGACGAAGCGGAACTGTGGCGGGGCAAGCTGAGCGCATTCAGGAACCTGTACGCCTTCTTGAGTCAGGTGATTCCCTATCAGGACTCGGACCTGGAAAAGCTCTACGTGTTCCTTCGCCACCTGTCGTCGAAACTGCCGCACCGTCAGTCAGGCCCGAGCTATGACTTTGACGACGATGTACGGCTTGATTACTACCGCCTCCAGAAAATCAGTGAGGGCTCCATCAGCCTCGCCGATACCCAGGCCAAGCCACTCGACGGCCCCGCTGAGGTGGGGAGCGGGGTTGTTCGTCAGGAAGAGGTGCCACTCTCCCGGTTGATCGACGTCGTGAACGATCGATTCGGCACTGACTTCAACCAGGCGGACCAGCTCTTCTTTGACCAGATCGTCGAGGCAGCCATTTCCGATGAGGCCCTGCAACGAGCTGCGGCGGTCAATCCCGGCGAGAAGTTCGAGCTCGTGTTCAAGAACCTGCTTGAGACGCTGTTCGTCGAGCGCATCGACCAGAACGAAGAGATCTTCGCGAAGTTCATGAACGATCAAGGGTTCCAGAAGTTGGTCACCACTTGGCTGAGCACCGAGGCATACAACCGGCTTAGGGACCGCGCGGTGCACTCGCCAGCAGCCAGCGGGTTAAGAGCCAAATGATCGTTCCGAAGAACTTCGGGCTAACAATCAAGCGAGATTTGAGGCCCATATGGATTTCGCAGAAGCGGTTCACATTATTCAGCAAACGTCGCTTGATTCCCTCGCGTGGAAGATGCTCGATTGCCAAGTACTCCCAGTATTTCTCCCCGGGGAACCGCTCAACGGGTCAAGTGTTCTTGGGGCTGCCCTTTCCGAAGCTGGAAATCGTGCGATCAGTTACTTGCTGGCGGCTGGCGAGAAAGAGATTGACGCGATTGCGGCGTCGATGCACCCCAGCCACCTGAAGTTTTTCGTCGTCGATAGCGTCAAACGGCGGGAAGCAGACGCGGTGGAGCGAATGGCGATGCACTGGCTGTCTCACGTTATTGCCGAACGGATGCGCCAGGGAGATCTGAGCCCCTTAGCTCCTCTGAAGAATAGTCGTGTCTGGAATCGGTTCCCGAAGTTGCGTCAGTTTATCACCGAGGAAGGTCTGGTCCGCCTGAACCCGGCATTAGATATCTATTCACACGGAATCCACTTCGACGGTCACGTGATCCACTTTCACCCTTTGCTGGGCATGACTCGTACCGGTTCGCCAGATTCCGATTTGCACGAAATGCTCTGCCATCATGCGGCAACGACGGACAACGATGTTAGCGTCGCCATCGACGGTCGTTGCGTCACGCCGATCTCATCGTACCGTCGCATTTGTCGCCTTGATTTCTGGCACGGACGCCCGTTTGAACGCGATGACCTCGACAATCCGTACAAGACCGGTGTGACGGTTCACACCTCACCAGATATGAATACCGCCCCAAAAACAGCTTCGGCGTGCATGATGTCCGGAATTCAGCGCACAGAGTTTTTTTGGAAGCATAAGGAAGGCATCAAGACGTTCGAAGCCGAAGAGGTGACCACGCCGGAGCTGGCTGGGCGGGGTCGATACTTGCACGCTGAGTACGACCTCGCCGCGAAGTGTTTCCGGCATCTGGATGGGGCGGTGATGGTGTATTCCGAGTCTGATGCCCAGAAACGCATGAGGCTGGACTGCGTGCTGCCGAATTCTCCACGAGCCCAAATCAAGCCAAAGCTCTTCCGAATCGATGGGGCTATCACAATAGAACAGTGGTCCTTAGCGCTCTGTCTGTTTTTTCGCGCAAACCCTCTTGTCCATGAATATCTCTCCGGTGCCGTCGGTCCCTCGGTGGACAGTAATGCCACCGCGAACTAGCTCACCCTTTGAACGCCCACCCCGATGTTGACCCGCGACGGGGGTATCCAGACGCCGCTCAACAGTTCCTCTCGTGAGCCTCAAACCCCGCGCACCAACGAGGTACGGTCAAGGGCTTCCGCAGGCCAGTCCGTCGCCAAACGTCGCTCCTCGCCTTGCCTTTTCGATATGTCGAGCCACACATGGTGCGGCCGTCGTGGCTCGACGCGCCGCCCGCGTTGGGCGGATCTCGGGCCCACAGCGGCCACTGGAGATCCGCCATGAAGAACGCAACGGCCAACCTGCTCGCGAAGCCCGCCCTGAATGCCAACGCTTCGCCCGTGTCGGCACCGAAGCGCCGGGCTGGCCGCGTTGCCGTCGATGCCAACGACGCGACACAGCCAAACGTCGCGGCCCACGGCGCCACCCCAAAGAGCAAGACCAAGAGCAAGGACAATCCCTTGGCTGGGCGAGACGCGGCTCGCGCGGCAACGCCCGACGCCAAACTATCGGCGAAGCCGGATGGCAAGGCTTCGGCGAAGCCGAGGGATGCAAGAAGCGCAAAGCCCGCCGCGACGAAAGCGCCACAGACGGGTCGGGCGAAACTCAGCGCGTTGGACGCGGCGGCACTGGTCCTCGCCGATCTTCCCAAGAGCGAGGCTGCGGGCGGCATCTCTGCCAATGACCTGATCGACCGCATGCAGTCGCGCGGTCTCTGGCAAAGCCCGGGCGGCAAGACACCATCTGCGACGCTTTATGCCGCGATGATGCGCGAGGTCGCCGACAAGGGTGAAGCGTCGCGCTTCGCACGCGTTGCCAAGGGGCGATTCACGCTCGCGTCGGGGATCATGAAGCCTGCGAAGTCTGCGGTCGCCAAACCACTTGGCAATGCCGCCGCCAAGGGTGATGCCAAGTCGCCAGCGAAGACGGAGCCGAAGCCCAGCAGCGCGAAACTCTCCAGCGTCAAGCCCGCCAGCAAGTCCGGGGCGAAGGCGTGAGCACGACACGATCACAGGTCGCCATCGATCTGGATCAGTTGCCACGGATGCCGCTCACGCGGCTCCGTGCGCTTTGGGCTGAACAGATCGGCAAGGCAAAGCCGCCCGTCCAGAAGCGACTCCTCATCCGCGAACTCGCGTGGCGGCTGCAGGAGCGAGTGCACGGCGGCCTCGATGCTGAAGTCGCGCGTTTGCTTCAGTCTGCTGTGCGAGCGGTGGGGCAGGCGCGGCGGGATCGCGACGCAGCCGAAAGTTCGGAGTCGCAAGCACCAGTCTCCAATGTGGACAGCGCCACAGGCTCGAAACGAACCACGCCGCTGACGCGTGCGAAGCGGGCCGGCCAGCGAGCGGCCACGTTGCCGCCATCGTCGCGCTTGGTTCGAATCTGGGGCGGAGTCAGCCACGAGGTCACCGTGCTGGACGGCGGCAAGCGGTACCGGTATCGCGAGCGTGCGTACGCCAGCCTCAGCGAGATCGCCCGCATGATCACGGGGACCCACTGGTCGGGTCCCCGTTTCTTTGGCGTGGCCGCGAGCAGCGCAGCGCCCACATCGAAAGGTGGCAAACGATGAGCACACGCACCATCCGATGCGCGGTCTACACCCGCAAATCCAGCGAAGAGGGTCTTGAACAGGCCTTCAACTCCCTCGATGCCCAGCGCGAAGCGGGCCTGGACTACATCAAGAGCCAGAAGCACCAAGGCTGGCTTGCCGTGAACGCGTCCTACGACGACGGTGGGTATTCCGGTGGAACGATGGAGCGACCGGGGCTGCAGCGGTTGCTCACCGACGTCAGCGCTGGCCGAATCGACGTGGTGTTGGTCTATAAAGTGGACCGGCTTTCACGCTCGCTGGCCGACTTCGCGCGGCTCATGCAGGTCTTCGACGAGCATCGCGTCTCCTTCGTCTCGGTGACACAGCAGTTCAACACCACGACATCGATGGGTCGGCTCACACTGAACATGCTGCTCTCCTTTGCGCAGTTCGAACGCGAGGTCGCAGGCGAGCGCATCCGCGACAAGATCGCCGCCACCAAGCGCAAGGGCGTTTGGGTGTGCGGGCAGCCGCCGCTGGGCTACCGCCTCGCGCCGGATGGCATGGACCGTCGCATTCGCATCGTGGAGCCGGAAGCAATGCTTGTCCGCGAGATCTTCACGAAGTACGCCGCCACAGGGTCGCTGGTGAAGACCGTGACCGCGTTGAACGCCGCCGGGCACCGCACCAAGCGCTGGGCCCGGGCGGGAGGCAACACACGCGGCGGGCGGGCACTCGATACGAAGTATGTCTATCGCACGCTGACAAACCCGATCTACATCGGGAAGATCGCCCACACGAGGCTGGTAGACGGTGAATCGCAGACGGATGTGTTTGACGGCGTTCATGAACCGATCATCGAGCGAGAGCTGTGGGACCGGGTGCAAAGTGTCATGGCCAAAGCCGCTCGCGAAACCCAGCACCGCTGGACGCACACCCACCTACTTAAGGGCAAGCTGCGGACGAGCGAGGACTACGCCATGAGCCCAGCCTCGGTGCAGCGCATCGTGCGGCGAGATGGCAAGCCGACCAAAGATCGTCGCCTCGTCCGCTACTACGTCAGCCAGAAGGCCATCAAGCTCGGATACGCGACGTGCCCCATCAAGACGATCAACGCGACACGGCTGGACGAACTGGTGCGGGCACTCGTGTGCGACCACGCTGCAAACCAAGAGCGGATCGACTTGGCGAGCCAGCCTTCCGAACTCCGTGACCACTGGGTGCGCGAACTTCTCTCGGGTGTCGTGCTCGCACCCGACCGCATCCAGGTCACCGTCCGAGACGAACAGTTGGCATCGTGCCGTGAAGCCACTGGTGGCGCAAGCGAACGCAAAGCCACCACGCTCGCACCAAGCTGTCCAATTACGCCCGAGGTCGAATCGGTGGCTGATGGCACGCGACTGACGCTGCGGCTTCAGATCAAGCGGCTGGATGGAAAGCGATTGCTGTTGAGCGAGGGCGGCGAGGTGCTCTCGCCACTCGCGCAGGCCGCCACTTTGGAGCATGTCCGTCACGCCATTGGACGCGCCTTCGCATGGCACGACGAACTCATCAGGACCGGTATGTCGATCCGCAAGTTGGCGGGCAAGGTCGGGCTGACGGACAGCCGTGTCGATCACATCCTGCTCCTCAACCGACTTTCGCCCTCGATTCTGAGGCTGGCGCTGCAGGGCAAGCTCCCGCCGCACGTCGGGCTGAAGGACCTGATGCAGGCGGCAATGCATTTGGACTGGGCAAGGCAGGCAAGGCATCTGCAGATAGCCATCACCTGAAACGTGCAGACGCGTTCGTCGACGCGCCCCATGAATCGAAAGTACACTCTGAACAGGAATCGCCCGGGCGATTTGTCACTCGGTCGTGCAGTTGGGGTGCCTGCTTATGCGTCAACGTCGAAAGTCGCTGGTGTGCCAGCATGTGGAGCGGTTGTCCAGCGCCACACTTGAAACATACAGCGATATGTTTCGGAACATCGTCGGGAGACGGCATGGCGTTTATGCGCTGTATCGCAAAGGCAAGCTCTACTACGTTGACCTCGCGAGCAATCTGAGATCGCGTCTGAACACCCACCTCAAAGATCGCCACAAGGGGCTCTGGGATCAGTTCAGCGTCTACCTGACGATCGACGACAGTCACTTGCGAGAGCTTGAATCCCTTGTGCTGCGTATCGCACAGCCAAAGGGCAACAAGCAGACGGGCAAGTTCGCCCGCTCAGTCAATGTCATGAAAGAGATCCGCGCACGGGTGCGAGAACAACAGCGCAACGAACTCGACGCGCTTGGCATCCATCGCCGCCCGGTTCGAAAGGCGGAAGTTGGTGAGGGAAGCAAAGCGCCGCCGCTGGCGAAGTACATTCGGCGGCCGCTGCGTATCCGGGCACGAAGCAAAGGCAAGGTGTTTAGGGGTACGGTGCGCTGCGACGGTCGCCTGAGGGTGAACAAGCAGGTCTTCGATTCACCCAGCAGCGCGGGCAAAGTTTGCGTGGGCCGCAGCGTAAACGGGTGGGCGCTCTGGGAGTATGAGCACGCCCCGAATCTGTGGCTGCCGCTCAAAGAGCTACGCCGCCGGTAA